GTTAGTTAATGAAGTCTTAAAGATAATAAAAAACCTGGAGCATGTCAACTTTTACTATACAACTAAAAGCAAATAAATTTGACTTAGTTTCTTTATAGTGTATATTGTAATCATTAACTAAGAGCTTGGAGGCTCAACACTATGGAAAAAGAAAAAAAGAAAACCACGTATAATGTACACCTCGGAGGCATGAAAGAACTTTTAGAAGTTTCAGAAATGTTTAAAAATGAGGGGCAAGTATTAAAAAATATATATGTTAATGACACTAAACATAAGTTTGAAGCTAATAAACATAGTTTAGAAGATAATCAGAAAACATTATATTTATTTAAATATGACTTATTCGACAAAGGAACGGAAGCAACCACAGAACATGAAGCAGACGGTTTTAGTTATTCATCGAAGTATGAATTACAAAAAAGCTACGGCTATGATGAGTTCGATTATTGGAAGCTTACGAGTCAAAGTAAATATATTATTGAAGAGGAGGACGAAGACAATGAGAGCTAGACACCAACGGCATTGGCTACAACTCAGCGAAGGAACACACGGCTTTTATGTTGTTGAGGTCTTCGCAGATTTAAAAAAACATGATTATCAAATCGACAGAGTGAAAAGCTCTTTTGAACGTTATCAATTCCCAACAAAAGAAGAAGCTATAAAAGACTTTGAAGCTTGGGAGGGCGATAACTGGGAAGGAGTCCAACGCTATTGGTAAGATAATCAGCCAAGAACTAGAAGCCCCTTCATTGGGGCTTTTTTGTGTCTGTTTGACAGTCTATCAATTATCATGTTTATAATACTTCATTAACTAAACGAGCTTGGAGGCTCATACACTATGGAAAATAACGAAATAACCCACGACTTACCAACCATTACGATGGAGCAGATGTCATTCATTCAATGGGGGCTTAATAATCTTATGACTCCACCAACAAAGGGACAGTTAACCCCTGAGGACGTTCAGAAGGTGGAGGAGCTTTTAGAATTGCTTGAGGACTGCTGAGGCTGTCGAGTCTATGAAGCCCCTTCATTGGGGCTTTTTTTTGTCTTGGATTTCTTAGGGACTAGCTAGGACTTATCCACAGTTAGGATCGTAAAACCTTCAAAGACCCTCAAAGCTTTTAGCAGTAAGGTTTACAGCAATTTTAGCTGCATCACTTAATTTTTAGAGTTATCCACAGGTTATAAACAAGCAAAAAGGCCACAAAAAACCCCAACTTAACAGACCCCCAAACCTCATTAATTTTTATAGCTTGTTAACACCTCACAGATGACCCCTCAAATACTCGGAAGACCTGCAAAGCTTGGGGAGTTTTTAAAGTTCTTTAGGGCTTCCAGGTTTTCACGTCTCGGGTCTTTAAAGTCTTCTAGGACTTGTTAACTTCTCAGGGCTTGGTGGTTCTCTTTGTTGCTTTGGCTAGCTCTTCAAAGTCTGCCAAGTCTTGAAAGTCTAAGAGACAGGGGGCAGGCGACCACCCCCATAGCCATGTATATATGCTAGTGGTCAAATATTTTATGGAACTTTTCGGTGTTAAGCAGGACTAAAAAATCGCCCCCAACCGAGCATGAGGTGCTGTTGGTCGAGGGAGGCTTCATAGACTATATAGACCCCCCACGGACACATCCTCATTATACAGTTGAGATAGTGTTTTGTCAATAGATTTTGGCGAAAAACTTGACAAGTTTGACAGCACCTCTATAATATATAAGCATGAGTGCCTTAACAACCAGAAAACTAACTGACAAGCAAGAGAAGTTCTTGCAACACGTAGTAGATACAAAGGGTAACTTAAAGCTCTCAGCCGAACTCGCAGGCTACTCAGGCAATCACTATCAAGTTATAAACAGTCTTAAAGAGGAAATTATTGATTTGGCCTCGAATGTACTTGCAAGGGAAGCACCTTCAGCAGCTTTCAAGCTTGTAGAGTTAATGCACAGCGATGAAGCCGTGCCTCAAGCTAATGTAAAACTACAAGCAGCACAAACTTTATTAGATAGAGTTGGTGTTATCAAGAAAGAAAAACTTGACATTAATCACAATGTTACAGGAGGGATTTTTATTCTTCCAAAAAAAGAAACCATAGACTTATCAGCCGATGATGGGGAATATACCGAAGTCGATGGATGATAGAATATATGCTACTGAATTTTTAGAAGATGACCCTAGAGTTGTTTTGGGGCCATTTATAAAAGCAGGTACATATAAAGAAGCACAAAACTTAGCAGAACACTACGGTCTTATTATCGTGGGTGAAGTTACAGACTTTGTGCCACAACAGGAGGTCACTTTACACTAATGCCAAAGAAAAAAGCAAAATCAAGAGTCAACGAAGCAGGTAACTATACCAAGCCAAGCCTACGAAAACGGATTTTTAACCGTATCAAAGCTGGTGGTAAAGGTGGTAAGCCTGGACAATGGTCAGCTCGTAAGGCTCAGATGTTAGCCAAAGCCTATAAGAAAGCAGGTGGAGGTTATAAATGACATTAAAAAAGTCTCAACTATCTCTAAAGAAGTGGGGCAGACAAAAGTGGCGAACTTCAGATGGTAAACCAAGCAAAGGTAAGAAAAGATATTTACCTGATGCAGCTTGGAAGGCTTTGAGTCCTGCTGAAAAGAGGGCAACTAACAGAGCTAAAGCAGCAGGTAATAGAAAAGGTAAGCAATTTGTTAAACAACCTAAAAAAATTGCTAGAAAAACTAGAGCATACAGGAAATAATGGCTAAGAAAAAAGACCCTAGGTTAGCTAGAGCAGGTGTATCAGGTTATAATAAGCCTAAACGAACACCTAAACACAAAACAAAGTCGCATATTGTTGTTGCAAAAGAAGGTGATAAGATTAAAACTATCAGATTTGGACAACAAGGTAAAACTGGCGACAGGACTATGACAAAAAGAGCTAAGTCTTTTAAGGCTAGACATCGTGCAAACATAAAAAAAGGTAAGATGTCAGCAGCTTATTGGGCTAATAGGGTAAAATGGTAAGATGCCTCAAATTGGTAGCGATGACAAACACAATGCTGTTCCGTTAAGACGGAGTATTTATAGAAATGCAGCAGGTAAAGGTGCAAAGCCTAGACCTAGAGAAGTTTCTAAACAACAATACGAAGATAACTGGGACAGAATATTTGGTAAAAATAAGAATCAAACCAAGGAGCAGTCCTGAGTTATGCTTAAGACCTTTTTAGAATATAAAAATCGTTATTTCATCTAGGTAATGTCTTCTAAAAGGGCAGCTTTTTATTATGTCTAGTATTCCTCCTAACTATATTAAGAAAAAATCAGCAACCATTCCATTTGGTTACGAAGTTAGCGAGGTCAAGGGCTATCTCAAGCCAATCCCAGAGCAATTAGAAGCTCTTAACAAATATCTCAAGTGTATATACACAAAAGTTTACTCATTACGTGAGGCATCTACACTATTGTCTGAAGAAACAGGCAGAAAGATTAGTCATGTAGCATTAAAGAAACATTTAGAAAAAGATTTGTGGGAAATTTTCCCTGAAGAGTACGAAACCAACGAAGATGGCTCGTTTGTTTTAACAGATGCAGGTAAACCTAAGAAAAAAACAGGAAGACCCAAGGGAGTTACGTCTCAATACAACTATTCAGCAGAACAAAAAAGAAAAATAAAACTTCGACAGCAGAAAGCTAAGATACAGAAGGAGAAAAAGAAACTTGCCAGACAAGAACAGAAGATTAAAACAGAAGAAGAAGTTATCACAAAGGTTACGGAGGACACGTCATCTAAACTGGTCACAGAAGATGAACTCGAAGAAACTACAGAGACAATCAGAGACACAATAAAAGATAGTAAAGTTATCTTTCACCCTAACGAAGGCCCACAAACAGATTTTTTAGCAGCAGGTGAGAAAGATGTGCTATATGGAGGAGCAGCAGGAGGTGGTAAATCTTATGCCATGCTAGTTGACCCTCTAAGATATGCACATAGAAAAGCACATAGAGCTTTAATACTTAGAAGGTCTATGCCAGAACTAAGAGAACTTATAGATAAGTCCAGGGAACTATATCCACAGGCTTTCCCTGGTGCAAAGTTTAGAGAAGTAGAGAAGTTGTGGAACTTTCCTAGTGGTGCTAAGATAGAATTTGGTTTCCTTGAACGAGATGCTGATGTTTACCGATACCAAGGTCAAGCTTATTCTTGGATTGGCTTTGATGAAATCACACATCTCCCAACAGAATTTAGTTGGAACTACCTTGCATCTCGTTTGAGAACCACAGACTCTGAGATAGAAACATATCTTAGATGTACAGCAAACCCTGGTGGTGTTGGTTCTCAATGGGTAAAGAAAAGATATATAGAACCACATGAACCTAATCAAAGTTTTGAAGGTAAAGACGGACTAACAAGAAAGTTTATTCCTGCTAAGTTAGCTGATAACCCTTACTTAGCTAAGGATGGTGTATATGAAAAGATGTTGGAATCTTTACCACCTATACAAAGACGACAATTACTAGAAGGAAACTGGGATGTAGCAGAAGGTGCAGCCTTTGTTGAGTTTCAACCTGAAGTGCATATTGTGTCTCCATTTGAGATACCATTGCCTTGGGAACGACTAAAAGGGATTGACTATGGTTATGCATCTGAATCCTGCTGCCTGTGGGGGGCTGTGGACGTAAATGATGGAACTCTCATAATATACCGTGAATTATACCGAAAAGGCTTGACAGGAGTCGAATTAGCCTCTATAATAACAGATATGGAAATGGAAGACCCATTTTCTGTATCAGGTGTATTAGATACTGCTGCATGGGCAAAAACTGGTACAACAGGCCCAACCGTAGGGGAATCTCTAGTTCGAGCTGGTCATAAGCTTAGACGAGCAGATAAGAATAGAGTACAGGGGAAAATACAAATACACGAATATCTAAAGGTCAGAGAGAGTGGGAGGCCTAAGTTACAGATATTTAACACATGTCCGAACTTAATCAGAGAATTACAATCAATACCACTATCCAAAACAAATCCAGAAGATGTTGATACTCATGCATCAGACCATGCATACGATGCACTAAGGTATATGATAATGAGCCGACCAAGAATGCAAAGCTCATTGGACAGAATAAAAGGGATTAAAAGGGACTTATACCAACCTTTTGACTCTACTTTTGGTTATTAAATGGCAGACAGAGACAACACATTACTAAATGCAGATGAAATCTACATGGAAGTAGAAGGTGAGTCTGGTCAGCAATTAGAATTAGAAGATGACCAAAAGCTAAATCTTGTAGGTATAATAAACTCTAGATTCGACTCTGCCGAGGATGCTAGAAACTCTGACGAGAAACGTTGGATTACAGCATTTGAGAACTACAGGGGTTTATATAAAAAGAATCAAAAATTCAGGGAATCTGAAAAATCACGTGTCTTCGTTAAAATTACAAAAACTAAAGTCCTTGCTGCCTTTGGACAGTTAGTTGATGTTATTTTTGGGACAGGTAAGTTTCCTATTGGTATATCGGAAACAAAGATTCCAGAAGGAGAGTTAGCTCAAGCACATCTTGATATTAACAATCCTAATCCTGGTATAGAAACCAGCGAGCCTGAATTACCTGATGATATAGGCAATAGAGAAGGAGCTAATGTAAATCCTTTTGATGTTGGCTATGAGGGTGATGGCAGAACATTAGGTCCTGGGTCTACCTTTATGAAAGGTGAAGTATCAGAGCCTATTGAAGACCAAGTTCCTTTAAAAGAAGGAGCTATTCCTATACCTAATATACCTGAAGTAAACCCAGCACAAGAGTCTGCTAGAAGGATGGAACGTTTAGTCCATGACCAAATAGAAGAATCTAATGGGTCTTCAGAGATTAGAAATGCTTTATTAGAAGCAGCATTACTAGGTACAGGAATAGTCAAAGGCCCATTTAATTTTAATAAAAGATTAAATAAATGGATGAATACTCCTAATGGAAGAGAGTATAGTCCAGTAGATGTAAGAGTGCCTCGCATAGAGTTTGTAAGTTGTTGGGACTTTTATCCTGACCCTTCAGCTACAGATATGGATGAATGTGAATATGTCATTCATAGACACAGAATGAATCGTAGTCAATTAAGAGCATTGAGAAACATGCCTTATTTTGATGAAGATGCAATTAGAGAGTGTCTACAACAAGGCCCAAACTATGTAGATAGAGGTTATGAATCTCATTTAAGAGATGATAACAATGCTTACGATACTGAAACAACATTTGAAGTATTAGAGTATTGGGGCATTATGGATGCTGAATATGCTAAAGAAGCAGGCATCCAATTACCAGATGATATAGACGAACTAGATGAAGTTCAAATAAATGCATGGGTATGTGGAAACAAATTACTTAGAGCAGTAGTTAATCCATTTACACCATTTAGATTACCATATAATGCATTTCCGTATGAACGTAACCCATACAACTTTTTTGGTATAGGTGTTGCTGAAAATATGGATGACTCACAGCAAATTATGAATGGTCATGCAAGAATGGCTATTGATAACCTAGCTTTAGCAGGCTCGTTAGTTTTTGATGTTGACGAATCTGCTCTTGTCGGAGGACAGAATATGGAAGTTTATCCAGGCAAAGTATTCAGAAGACAAGCTGGAATGCCTGGTCAATCAATATATGGATTAAAGTTTCCAAATACTGCACCTGAAAACATGATGATGTTTGACAGGTTTAGACAGTTAGCTGACGAACAAACAGGAATACCTAGTTATTCACACGGTCAAACAGGTGTTCAGAGTATGACAAGGACTGCTTCAGGTATGTCCATGCTACTAGGAGCATCAAGTTTAAATATTAAAACTGTTATCAAAAACCTTGATGACTTTTTATTAAAACCTTTAGGAGAAGCTTACTATCAATGGAACATGCAGTTCCATGAAGGTGAGTTAGATATAGAGGGCGATTTAGAAGTTAGAGCTACTGGTACTAATAGCTTGATGCAGAAAGAAGTTAGAAGTCAAAGACTTACTATGTTCTTACAAACTGCACAAAATCCTGCTATTGCACCATTTGTTAAGATTTCTAAATTGGTTAGTGAACTTGCCTACAGCTTGGATTTAGACCCAGATGAAATTCTGAACGACCCTGAAGAAGCTGCATTGATGGCACAAATAATAGGAATGCAAAATGCTGGACAAAACGTTAGCGAAGAAACTCAACCCCTTGGTCAACCATCCCCAATGGGAGGGATTCCAGGAGTACCTCAAGAGCCAGCAGGCCTTGATAGTCAAGGAACTGGTGGTGGCACAATCGGAACAGGCAATGTACCGACTCCAGGGGAAGATGAATTTGCTGGATAGCTTAGAAAGTTTACCAGACAAAATAAAAGAAGCATTAACTAGAGGAGAACAATAATGTTAGATTTATTAGATACAATTTTAAAAATAGTTGGAGTAGTTCCATGGATAGTTTCAATCTGTTCAATGATTGCAGCTTTAACACCTACTCCACATGATGACAATTTAGTAAGCAAAGCTTACAAAGTTATTGATTGGTTTGCCCTAAATATAGGTAGAGCCAAGGAGAAATAAGATGGCAAGTATTTTATCACCAGACGAAATAAAAGATTTACCTAACGAAGGACTACAAAAGCTTGCTAAAGAAGCACCTGAAGTAGTTAAAAGAATGGGTTTTGAAGATGGAGGTGTAGCTATAATGATTGCACCTAAACAAGAGATGGAAGAAGCAGAACCTATGAAATCTGACGAAGAAATGGAAAACGATTATCTAGACTTTGTTGTAGAAGAATCTTTATCCGAAAGTGAAGAAAAATACTTATTAGAAAAACTAGAACAAGACGACAGACTTAGCCAAATATTTGATAAGGTTATGGAAGTCGCAACAGAATTTGCTGGGTCAGGAGCTGTAGAAGGCCCTGGTTCAGGAGTCTCCGATTCGATACCTGCGAGGTTATCGGATGGAGAGTTTGTCTTTACTGCCAAAGCAACTAAAGAACTCGGAGCTGACAAACTTCAGAATATGATGGAAGAAGCTGAGATGAGAGCAGATGGTTTGATGGAAAGACAAGCAAGAAGGAATGGGACTAACTATATGATGGATGATGTCCGTGAAGAAACTATTGGCTCAACTGATGCCAAAAGAACTTATGACCTGAACAGAGCAGAAGTAGAAGATACTGAAAAGAGAATCGCTGATGAAATGATTTCAGGTGGTATTCCCATTCGATAATAAACCGTAGGCTACCTATCATTCGATAGCCCCTACATAAACACCAGAAAGGCTACCTTTACAACAAGCCCTCTTGTCGACAAAGAGCTACCTTGTAACGAAGCCCTGAGTAAGGAGAGAAAAATGGCAGACAATCAAGTCGCACAAAATGAGGAACAAGCCAATCCTTATAACCAAAAAAAACCTTGGCATAAACCTGATGACAAAAAGTTTGTCTCAGCAGATGATAGTTTATTCTTTGAAGAACCTCAGAATAGACTATTCGACAGTAACGACATAACTCAAGCTGAGAATGTTAATACTGAGGAGTTAGAATCTAAGAAACAGGAGTTATCAACAGATACTCCTTATCAGAAGCCTGACTATAAAAAACGTTATGATGACCTAAAAAGACATTATGACTCTAAACTCGAAGAGTTCAAAGCTAGAGAACAAGAGTTGAGACAAGAAGCGAAAGCTCAGTATCAACCTCCAAAGTCTTTAGAAGAACTTGAAAAGTTTAAACAGGAACATCCTGATTTTTATGCAGTTGCAGAAACTGTAGCTCACTTACAAAGTAATGAGAGAGTTCAAGATTTAGAACAAATCATTGCAGACATGAGAGGGAATGAAATTAAGATGAAGAAAGGTGAGGCTGAAAGAAGATTGAGAGAAAGACATCCTGACTTTGATGATATTCGCAATAGTGATGATTTTCATAATTGGGCTAAAGAACAACCTCAGTCTATCCAGGATTGGATTTATAACAATGCTGAAGATGCAGACTTAGCATCAAGAGCTTTGGATTTATTTAAAAAGGATTTAGGCATAGAACTTCCAAGTGTAAAGCCAGTTTCTCAAAAGCCTGTTCAATCTGCTGCCGATATGGTATCAACTAAAACAACAACAGTTGACCCTAAGCAGGAGAGAGTATGGACAGAAAAGGAGATAAATGCCATGAGCATGGATGAATTTGATAAATACGAAAAGGAAATATCAGAGGCCATGCAACAAGGTAGAATTATCAGAGATTAACTATATTAACTTAAAGGAGTAAGTATCATGGCACAATATTTTGAGCCTTCAACCGATACCGATGCTAACTTTGCTAACTCCGTAAGTGGACAAGCTAATAGTTATTTCTTACCTTCCGTTTACTCTAGAAAGGTTTTAAACTTTTTCAGAAAAGCGAGTGTGGTAGAAGCTATTACAAACACCGACTATGCTGGTGAAATATCTGCTTATGGAGACTCAGTAAAGATTATCAAAGAGCCTGTAATCTCAGTATCAGACTATACTAGAGGTTCAGACACATCTGCTACTAAGTTGACAGACCAAGAGTTAAACCTCGTTGTTGATAGTGCTAAAGCTTTCAAATTCATCGTAGATGATATTGAAACTAACATGTCACATGTAAACTTCAAGGAAGTTGCATCTTCAAGTGCAGCTTATGCTCTAAAAGATTCATACGATGCTGCTGTTATAGCATCTATGTTCTCTGGTGTATCAGCTTCAAGCCCAGACCATATTATTGGTTCTGATAGTGCAACAGCAGATTCTACATTGTCACATGCAACCAATTCAGTCGACCTATTAGGTTCAGACGGAACTGGTGTTGATGCATTAGACTTAATGGCTAGACTAGCTAGAAAATTAGACGACCAAAATGTACCTGAAGAAGGTAGATGGTTTGTCGCAAGCCCAGACTTCTATGAAGAGCTAGGCAAATCTGGTTCAAAGCTATTATCAGTTGACTTCAATGCAGGTCAAGGTTCTATTAGAAATGGCTTAGTATCAAGTGGAAAACTAAGAGGATTTGATATGTACAAATCTAACAATATCGCTGCAACATCAAATGCAACAGGTAAAGTGTTAGCTGGACATATCAGTTCAACAGCTACTGCTAATACAATCCTTTCAACAGAAGTTATCAGAGACCCAAGTTCTTTTGGTGACATCGTGAGAGGTCTTCATGTCTACGGAGCAAAAGTTCTTAGACCAGAAGCATTAGTAAGTGCTTTTTACGTTATTGACTAATAACAACTAGGGGGAGGCTACGGTCTCCTCCACTTTTAATTTAAGGGAGAAACAAATGCCGTATCACACAAAAAAGAAAATGGGTCATGGTGGAAAAGTCATGCGAGAAAAAATGATGGGTGGTGGAATGATGCACCGTCAGAAAAAAGGTATGGGTGGCAGAATGATGTATGGCCATGGTGGAGAAGTCACTATGGAAGGAACTCAGCCTAAGTACAAAGGCACACCAAAGTGCATGCCTAACTAATGAAAGTTAAAGCACCCAAAGGCTACCATTGGATGAAACAACCCAAAGGTGGTTACAAGTTAATGAAACATAAAGGAAAGTTTGTGAAACATAAAGGAGCAAGCTTGACTGCTAACTTTGCAATACAAAAGGTACATAAAAAATAATGGCTACGACATATTTAGAATTAACAAACCAAGCATTAAGAGAACTCAATGAAATACCTTTAACATCTGCTAACTTTGCAGATGCTGTAGGTTTACAACAGTTTGTAAAAGATTCTATAAACAAGTCGATTTTTGATATTGCTAATGAAGAACCTCAGTTACCTTTCTTTAGTGCTGGAGTTAGTGGAGGTACAGACCCTTTCTATGGGAATGTAACTGTAGCTACTGTGGCAGGACAAAGATGGTATACGTTGAAAGCTGGGAGTTCAGATATAACAACAGATTATGCCTCAATAGATTGGGATGATTTTTTAATTACAACAGTAAATGTGTCTGGAGAATCTGCTCCATTTGTATCTAAAGGATTAAAGTATATAACTTTAGATGAATGGACTAGATATTATAGAGACCAAGAAAATTTAGACGATGCTGATACTCAAGCACGTGGTGAACCAGCAAGGGTATATAGAAGTCCAGATAATAGAAAGTTTGGTCTAAGTCCAATACCTGACAAAGTTTATAATGTTCACTTCTATGCTTATGAAAAGCCAACAGCTTTATCAGCACATGGAGACACTATAGCTTTTCCAGACCAATACTCAAATGTAATTACAGCTAGAACTAGATACTACGTTTGGCAGTTTAAAGACAGTCCTCAACAGGCAGCTTTTGCTTTGGAAGATTTTAAAAAGGGAATGAGAAATATGAAAAAGAACCTTTTAAATCCACAGCCTAAGTATATTACTGATGATAGGATTTACTTTTAATGGCAAACTCACAACCGTTTACAGTAGCTTGCGAAGGTGGATTAATAAAATCTACAAACTCGTTAGCTTTATTAAGAACTCCAGGTTTTGCTACAAAGCTTAGAAACTTTGAAGTAGGTACTGAGGGTGGTTATAGACGTGTAAGTGGCTTTACTAGATTTGGTGGAGATGATGCTGTTAATCCTAACGGCACAAATAAAATATTAGGATTACAAGTTTATGCAGATGGAGTCATAGCTTGTGCAGGAGATGGGATATTTTTTAGCCAAGACGGAACTAGCTGGCTACAAATAAATAGAACAGGAGTTTCTTCTAGTGGAGATAACTACACTACCTTTATAGGAAGAAGCACACTAGCTAGAACTAATCAAGGACAATGTACGTTTGATGTCTTTGAAGGTGCTAGTGATTTTGGTGATGTCTTAATAGTAGACGGAGCTAATAAACCATTCAGATTTAGAATGGAAGGAACAGGAGTTCTAACAAGTAGAACTTTTATAACAGAGGAGATTACAGTAAGTGGAACTGTAGCTCCCAAAGTAGGAACAATCCACGATAAACACTTTGTTGTTGCTGGTGATTCTAGTCAAAAGAACACTATCTTTTTTAGTGGAGTCAATGAAGTCAACAACTTTAGTGCAGCTACGGCAGGTAATATATCTTTAGAGGATGCTGTAGTTGGAATAAAAAGCTTCCGTAATGAATTATTTATATTTTGTAGAGAGAGTATTCACAAACTAGTAAATATAAATGATTCAAGTTCGATAGCTATAGTGCCTGTTACAGATAACGTTGGTTGTCTAGACGGACAAAGCATACAGGAGATTGCTGGTGATTTGATATTTTTAGCACCAGATGGTTTCAGAACAGTTGCAGGTACATCAAGAATTGGTGATATTGAGTTAAGTAGTATTAGTAAACAAATACAGCCGTTAGTACAAAAGATAGCAGAAAGAATTAACTCATTTACTATCAGTAGTGTAGTTATAGGTGATAGGTCTCAGTATAGATTATTTTATGTAGATGCAGGTTCAGACACTACATCAAGTTCTAAAGGAATTATAGGAACATTAAGACCAGGTTCTACTGCTAATCCAAATGCAGGATTTCAATGGTCAGAAACATTAGGTATTCAATGTCCTGCAATAACAGCAGGTTTTGATAATAACGGACTAGAAAAATATTTCCATGGAGATTTGGAAGGAAGAGTTTTCAAACATGATGAAGGAAATAGTTTTAATGGTGCAAATGTAATAGCTGAATACGAAACTCCAAACATTGATTATGGAGATTTAGGTACATTAAAGACTTTACATTTTATAAAAATATCATTTGGCCCAGAGGGTGAAGTAACTCCAGTATTAAGAGTTAGATATAATTATGATGACCCTAATCATCCTCAGCCAGCAGATTATATATTAGATAGAATACCACCTCCATCTTTATTTGGAGAAGCAACATTTGGTATTGGAGCAGTTTTTGGTGCTTCAGAGAAACCATTAGTAAGACAACAACTACAAGGGAGTGGACATAGTAATATGTTCAGAATTAGAAGTGACGATACAAAGTCTCCATACACAGTAAATGGATTTTTTGTAGACTACGTACCTTCAGGCAGGAGATAAAACATGGCAGGATATACACGACAAAGTACGTTTTCAGATGGCGATACCATCACAGCAGCAATATTCAATAATGAATATAATGCTATAGCAAATGCTTTTCATAACCAAACAGGACACAAGCATGACGGCACAGCAGCCGAAGGCCCAGTCATAGGTGTTATTGGAGATGCAGGGGTAGTCACACCTCTTAATAAAGTATTAATAGATACAACTAATGACCATATTGAATTTTGGATAGATGATTCAAGCAGTTCAGTACAGCAATTATATATAGGCAATGGAGTTATTGCTCCTGTCACAGATAGCGACATTGACCTAGGTACAAGTGCTTTACGATTCAAAGATGCTTATATAGATACAATAACTACAACAAGTAATGTTTCTGTAGGAGGAAATCTAACTGTTACAGGTACTACTACATTAAATGGAGGAACATTAACATTAGGAGATGCATCATCAGACAATGTTGTTTTTGGTGCAGATGTAGATTCTAGTATTATACCAGACGATGACGATACGTATGACTTAGGTTCAACAACCCAAGAGTGGAGAAATTTATTTATTGATGGTACTGCTAATATTGATAGCTTAGTATTAGGTAGTGGTGAAACTGTTACAAGTATTCTTGATGAAGATGGACTAACTTCAAATAGTGCTACTGCTTTAGCAACTCAACAATCTATTAAAGCTTATGTTGATGCACAACTAACAGCACAAGACTTAGACTTCCAAGGTGATTCAGGTGGAGCATTATCTATTGATTTAGATAGTGAAACTCTTGATATAGCTGGTGGTACAGGTATTGATACAGCAGGTTCTGGTAATACATTAACAGTTGCTATTGATTCTACTGTAGCAACTTTAACAGGTTCACAAACTTTAACAAACAAAACAATAGATGTAGATAACAATACGTTATCTAATATAGAAGTAGACAATCTTAAGTCTGGAGTTTTAGATACAGATATATCTTCCGTAGCAGGAACAGACACAACACTTGCTTCAGCTAAAGCTATTAAGACTTATGTTGATGCTCAAGTAACAGCTCAAGATTTAGATGCTACTACTGATAGTGGTACAGTTGCAATAGACCTAGATAGTGAAACATTAACTATTGCAGGTGGAGAAGGTATAGATACTTCAGGTTCTGGTAATACAATTACAATTACAGGTGAACTAGCCACAGAAACAAATGCTGGTGTTGCTACTTTTGATGGTACTGACTTTACAGTTTCTTCAGGTGATGTAACTCTAAATGCAGAAAGAATACAAGACATAGTAGGTGCTATGGTATCTGGTAATACTGAGAGTGGTATTACTGTAGCATATCAAGATGGCGATGGTACTTTAGACTTTACTATTGGAACACTAAACCAAGACACAACAGGAAATGCAGCCACAGCCACAGCATTAGAAACAGCAAGAACAATAAACGGTACTTCTTTTGACGGTACTGCAAACATATCTTTTGATACTGATAGTGTTAGTGAAGGTAGCTCTAATTTATATTTTACAAATGCTAGAGCAGATGCAAGAATAGCAGCAGCCACAACAGATGACCTGTCAGAAGGTTCAAGTAATTTATATCACACAACAGAAAGAGTACAAGACATCGTAGGTGCTATGGTTTCTTCTAATACTGAAAGTGGTATTAGTGTAACTTATCAAGATGGTGATGGAACTTTAGATTTTAATGTAGATGATTTTACAATTACATTAGGTGGAGATTTATCTGGTAATGTAACTATTTCAGATTTAGCTAATGGTACATTAAATGCAACAATAGTAGCTAATGCAGTTGCTCTAAGTACAGATACAACAGGAGACTATGTTGATAGTCTTGTAGCAGGAACTGGTGTTACTTTAAGTAATAACTCAGGCGAAGGTGCTACACCTACAATAGCTATCGGACAAGCAGTAGAAACAGATTCAGATGTAAACTTTGCTACAGTTACAACTACAGGTAATGCTACCATAGGAGGAAATCTAACTGTAAATGGAAGCACCACAACACTTAATACTGCAACCTTAGATGTTGAAGACCAAAACATAACACTTAACAAAGGTTCAGGAGATACGTCAGGTTCAGCAGATGGTGCAGGTATTACAATTCAAGATGCAGTTAATGCTTCAACAGATGCAACTATAGCCTGGAGTGCAGCTAATGATAACTTTGTGTTTTCACATGAAATTGTTTCTCCAAGTTTAGATATATCAGGTAATGTAGATATTGATGGAACATTAGAAACAGATGCATTAACTATTAACGGTACAGCTTCAGTTCCTTTTGAATCTGCTGACCATAGTAAGTTAGATGGTATAGAAGCTAATGCTGATGTAACAGATACTGATAATGTAACAAGTGCAGGTGCATTAATGGATAGTGAACTTGCAAGTATTGCAGATGTAAAAGCATTAGACCAGTCAGTAATAAGTGGAGCATCTCCAACATTTAGTACAACTAATTTTACTGATGCATCCGATAAGAGATTAATGACTGATGCTCAAGAAACAAAACTTGATTCAGTTGAGAGTGGTGCTACAGCAGACCAAACAGCAGCCGAGATTAGAACATTAGTTGAGGCAGCAACAAACTCAAATGTGTTTACAGATGATGACCATAGTAAACTCGACAACATAGAAGCTGGTGCTACACAAGACCAAACAGCAGCAGAAATTAGAACATTAGTAGATAGTGCTAGTGATTCAAATGTATTTACAGATGCAGACCACACAAAATTAGATGGGATAGAAGCCAATGCTGATGTTACAGACTCAGCAAATGTTGGAAGTGCATTAACAGGATTTAGTACAGGTACAGATGCTACAAGCACAGATTTAATTGCTTACTATGATGTAAGTGCAAGTGCTTGGGAAAAAGGAACTATAGAAGATGTAGCTTTACAAGGTTCTAAAGGACAGAAAGGTGAAGGTGGAGTTCTTGGTTCTAAGGGACAGAAAGGTGAAGTAGGAGTTACAGGAGACAAAGGACAAAAAGGCGAAACAGGAGCTAAAGGAGATAAAGGACAAAAAGGTCAAGTAGGTGCTACAGGTAATGCAGGTTCTGATGGTGATAAAGGTCAGAAAGGTGAAGTAGGAGATAAAGGTCAAAAAGGTGAAGTAGGTGCTACAGGTAATGATGGTAATGACGGTTCTAAAGGTCAGAAAGGTGAAGTAGGTGCTAGTGGTAGTAATGGTTCAAATGGTGCTAAAGGACAAAAAGGCCAAAAAGGTGAAGTAGGAGCTACAGGAGATAAAGGTCAGAAAGGTGAGGCTGGTGTTGATGGTGCTGCTTCAGATGGTACTAAAGGACAAAAAGGTTCTAAAGGTGAAGTAGGAGCTACAGGTTCTAAGGGACAAAAAGGTGAAGTAGGTAACACAGGTGCTACTGGTGATGACGGTAGTGATGGTTCTAAGGGACAAAAAGGTGAAGTAGGTGCTACAGGTAATAACGGTTCAGACGGTTCTAAAGGTCAAAAAGGTGAAGTAGGAGCTACAGGTTCTAAAGGAGATAAAGGCCAAAAGGGACAAACAGGTAACACAGGTGCTGCTGGTAATGACGGTAGTGATGGAAGTAAAGGTGAAAAAGGTCAAAAAGGAACGACAGGAGATACTGGTTCAACAGGTTCTAAAGGACAGAAAGGTGAAGTAGGAGCTACAGGTTCTAAAGGTCAGAAAGGCGAAAAAGGTCAAAAAGGTGTAAAAGGACAAGAAGGAAACTTTGGTGGACAAACATTTGCTTATGACTTTGATACAGGTACTTCAGATGCAGACCCAGGTAACGGTGAGTTAAGATTAAATAACGGTACTGTATCTAGTGCAAATATAATGTATATTGATGACCAAGATTCAGGTGGTACTGATATACAAAGTTATCTAAGAACTATTGATGATAGTGATTCTACTATAAAAGGTCATGTCAGAATATCAAACAAATTAGATGCTTCAGACTTTGCTCTGTTTACAATTAGTGGTTCTATAACAGAAGCTTCAGGATATTTCAAAGTTCCTGTAGGTTATGTAAGTGGTTCAGCATCTTCATTCTCAAATGGTGAAGACTTAATTGTAACTTTTGCAAGAACTGGAGACCAAGGTGATAAAGGTCAGAAAGGTGAAACAGGAGCTACAGGTTCTAAAGGACAGAAAGGTGAAGTAGGTTCTACAGGTTCTACTGGAGACAAAGGTCAGAAAGGTGAAGTAGGTGGCACAGGTTCTACAGGTTCTAAAGGTGAGAAAGGACAGAAAGGACAAACTGGAGCTACTGGTGGAGATGGTAATGATGGTAATGACGGTTCTAAAGGTCAGAAAGGTGAAGCAGGTTCTAACGGAAGCAATGGCTCTAAGGGTCAGAAAGGTGAAGTAGGTGGAACAGGTGGCACAGGTTCTAAAGGTGAAAAAGGACAGAAAGGAGCAGCAGGTTCTAACGGTTCTGATGGAGACGATGGTAACGATGGTGCTAAAGGACAAAAAGGTGAAGTAGGTGGCACAGGTGGAACAGGCTCGAAAGGTCAAAAAGGTGAAGTCGGTGGCACAGGTGGCACAGGTTCTAAAGGTCAAAAAGGTGAAGTAGGTGCTGCTGGTGGCGATGGTAACGATGGCTCTAAAGGACAAAAAGGTGCAGCAGGTAATAATGGAAATAATGGAACTAATGGCGATAAAGGTCAGAAAGGTGCAGCAGGCTCTGATGGTTCTGATGGCTCTAAAGGTCAGAAAGGTGATACAGGTGGTGCAGGTTCTAAAGGACAGAAAGGTGCAGCAGGTAATAACGGTGATGACGGTAATGATGGCTCTAAAGGTCAGAAAGGTGATACAGGTTCTAAAGGACAGAAAGGTGCTGGAGGCTCTGATGGCGATGATGGAAACGATGGTTCTAAAGGTCAGAAAGGAGAACAAGGTAATTCTGTAACTGGTTCTAAAGGTCAGAAAGGTGAAGCTTCAACAGTAGCAGGTTCTAAAGGAGAGAAAGGTCAAAAAGGTGCAGCTTCAACAGTCGCAGGTGCTAAAGGACAAAAAGGTGAAGTAGGTCAGAAAGGACAGAAAGGTGCAGCTTCAACAGTTGCAGGTGATAAAGGTCAGAAAGGTGAAGTAGGTCAGAAAGGACAACAAGGTGATGACAACTCTACTAAAGGCCAAAAAGGTGAAGTAGGTCAGAAAGGACAACAAGGTGATGACAACTCTACTAAAGGTCAGAAAGGTGAACCTTCAACTGTAAAAGGTCAGAAAGGTGAAAAAGGTCAGAAAGGACAAAAAGGCGATAAAGGTCAGAAAGGTCAAAAAGGTGAAGCAGGTGGCTTTACTGATGACTCAGATGCTGAGGTAAATAGCCTAGCTGTCAATGCTTCTACAAGTAGTATTGGAAACGGTGAGATTAGAGCAGGTGGTAATATTACAGCTTTCTACTCTGATGCAAGACTAAAAGACTTTGAGGGTACTATACCTAATGCTCTAGAAAAAGTATTAGCTTTAAGTGGTTATTACTTTAGAGAGAATGAAGTAGCTAAACAGTTAGGTTACGAAAACGATGAACGACAAGTTGGTGTCTCAGCTCAAGAGGTACAAGATGTGTTACCAGAAGTAGTAACAACAGCACCTATTGATGAGAAATATTTAACAGTATGGTATGACAAGTTAGTTCCACTTCTTATAGAAGCTATTAAAGAATTAGCAGAAGACTCACATCCTCCAAAAGGATTAGGAGATATGGAAGGATATGAAGAACTTATAGCAAGAATAGAGGAGTTAGAAAACAATGGCTAGTAAAGTAGTACAAACAATATTTTGTTTTAAACCACCTGAGACTGTAGAAAATGAAGCTTTAGTTATCATTAGATGTGATGATGGTGAAGATTATTTTTGGAACAAAGACACAGATAGAAGTGAGTTAGATGCTCACACTAAATCTATCGTGGATGCTTTTTTTAACGGAATATAAATATGAGTGGCCCAGTAGCAGGAAGTATTAGTTCAGCAGGAAATCAAAAGTCTTTTTCAGATTTACAGACTAAGTTTGGTGGTTCTAGTCCTATTACTATGGGTGAGTATAGTGCTTTAATTAGTAAAAATTCTACTGACCAAATAAGTATGGATGATTATGCAGGAGTATCAGGTGTTATTATGGGAAGTACACCTAATCCAGGTAATTCATCTTTTTCAGGTATAGGTTCTTCAAGTGGAACTGCTTTAGGTGGAGTAGCAATAGGATTTGCTTATCAACCAGGTGAAAGTAGAGTTAGATTTAGACATGATAATTTTAGTAATACTTCATCAGTTAGTTACAATCATAATAATATACCATTAACTTTTGTCCATGAACCTGCTAATATACAAATACAATTAACTTTTGTTACTGTAACAAGTGGTATAGGTACTTTTACTACTGGTTCAGGTGCTACAAGTGGTAACTTTGTTACTATTGCAAATCAAAGTACGGCTGATGATAATGGTACTTTTACATCATTTATATGGTCAGCACAGAAAACTTCATCGCAAGGATTTGGAACTGCATCATCAGATACTGGTGCTTTATCAGGAACTTCTTTAACAATGGTTCTTAGAGCAATAGATGCAAACGGAGATGTAATTGCAACACAAACTTCTAGCCAAGATTTAACAAAACCTCTTTTCGCTTCTGCTACAAGAAGTGGCTTCGGTGGAGGAGGTGGAGGATTTGGTGGAGGCCCATTCTAAGTGGTATACTTAGTAAATGAAAAAATTAGTAATAAGCCTTCAACGAAGAACAGATAGAAAGAAACAATTTTATAAAAATAATTTAACTAATTATCAATTTATAGAAGCAATAGATTACAAAAGACTTGATAACTTTGTAGTCGATGAGGAGTTTAGAGACCCTTTTCAAAACAGGCAAGTCTTAAGAAGCGAAGTAGCATGTTTCTTATCTCATCAAAAAGCATGGACAACATGTTTAGATTTAGATGAACCTGTTATTATTTTAGAAGATGATGCAGTAATAAATCAAAGTTGGGATGAAAAATACTATCAAGCTTTAATAAACAAATACGATTTTATATACTTACAGAGAAACGAGAACGAACCTGAAAAAGTTATAAGTATAGATGATAAATTGGAGATACCTTCTTATCCTTATAATTTAACAGGCTACATAATAAAACCCTCAACAGCAAAAATTTTATTAGATAATATAAATAAAATTATTCCTGCTGATGAATATGTACCTAAATTAATAAAGGAGAAAATTTTGAAAAACGTAGTTGCATTGAAAGAAGATTCTTGTAATCAAATATCAAGAGAAGAAAGTCCAAGCGATATAGAAGTTCCAGCAGGTATAGCTAGAAATTTTAAGGTACATCCTCTTACTATTGGAACAGATAGAAAGAAATGTTCTAGATTATTTACAAGTGCTAGGCATTGTGGAATAGATATAGTAAATCTAGGAAACAATGTAGAGTGGCAAGGGACTGATATGGTAGGTCCTGGTGGTGGACATAAAGTAAACTTGTTAAGAGAATATATCAACAAGTTACCAGACAATGATGTAATTTTATTTACAGATGCATACGATGTTTTTTATGCAGATAATTTAGAAACTATTACAGAAAGGTATTTAGGATTTAATTGTAAAGTTTTGTTTTCAGCAGAACAATATTGTTGGCCTGATGCAGATTTAGAACATGTATTTCCAGATGCTCCAACTAAATATAGATTTTTAAATAGTGGAACGTTTATAGGTGAAGTAGGTGAGCTTAAAAAAATGCTAGCCACAGACTCAGTAGATGATGATGGAGATGACCAGTTATATTATCAAAAACTATTTTTAAGTGGTAAGTTTGATATACAACTAGACTATGAAGGTTATATATTTCAAACACACGAAGCAAATACTACAATGCTTGAAGGTCAACTTTTTAATCCTTTAACAGGATGTTGTAGTTGTATTTATCATGGTAATGGTGGTGATTTAACCAAGAAAAAATTTGACCAAATGTATAACAGATTTTTTCCAAAACAAGAAAGTTTATTTATACCACCAAGAGATTTTGAAATATTAGATGATGACATATTGCTTGTTGATTTTATGACACAAGAACAATGTGAAAGAATGATTGAGATAGCTGACAATCATGGAGGTTGGGGTTCTTTAGAATACGATAAGTTCCCTGCACAAGAGATAAGGTTAAAAGAACTAGGTTTATGGGAAGAGTTGGAAGCTCATTGGGAAAAGCACATAGTTCCAATTATAGAAAATTATTGGCAACCAATGTCAATGTATGGACTTAGAGATGCATTTACAATGAGATACTCAGTAGATACACAAAGAGAATTACCATTACATACAGATGCAAGTTTAGTTACAGGAAGTATAAAACTAAATGATGACTACGAAGGTGCTGATTTAGTTTATCCTAGACAAAATTTTAGTAATAAAGATATACCTGTAGGAAAATGTATATTGTTTCCAGGTATGGTAACACATGGTCATGCATGTCAACCATTAACCAAAGGAGTCAAATATAGTTTTACTATATGGTCAAACAGATACCCTGGGGATAGTATATAAAATGGAAGACATGTATTTCTTTTGGAACATAGTTTTAACTTTAGTTGTAGCTCCTATAATTTTTGCTATACGTAAAAACGAAACAGAAGCAAAAAGAATAGATATATTACTAAATAAAACTAGAGAAGAAATAGCAAAAGATTATGTTACAAAACAAGAAGTAAAAGAAGATATGAGTATTCTTATGGAGAGAGTAGAAAAGCTACATGAAAAGGTAGATAAATTATTTGAGGTGAAATAATGGCAAAATATAAATCAAAAAGAAAAAGAGCCAAATTAAAAAGAAAAGATTATAGAACTGGTGGTAACGTCATGGCCAGAAGAGGAGCAAGACCTACAAGGGATGATATGATTTCCATAGGTGGTCCTGGTGGTGGTAGGGATAATGACCCTATTGCTGTTGGTAGACCTGTAGCACCTCCTCAAGAAAAACAACCTACACAGCCTGCTCCTGTGGCTATATCAAGTGGCCCAGGTTTTACTACTGGAGATAGAGATACTCAAGAAGATTACCAAGAAGCTGCAAGAAGAGGTCGTCAACGTGGACGTGGACAGGGACGTAATCAGGGTGCTGACATGGCTAATGCTGGGTCATTCTCACAAAACGGTACACAACAAAACGGTGGAAGTGAACAGAATGGTGGAAGTGAACAGAATGGTGGTGGAGACCAAAACGGTGGTAACAACAATGGTGGTGGTGATGATGGTGGACTAAAAGTAGGCGACACCATGACTATAAATGGTATCACTTATAGATGGAATGGTACAAGTTGGGAAAGAGTCGGTTCAGATGAAGGTGGTGGTACTTCTACAGACCCAGACCCTTTATCAGGCATGTCAGAAATAGCCAAAAGAGCAGCCTTTGACCGTGAAAGAAGGTCACGTAATATTTTAACAGGAAGAGGTGCAAGTGATATAGCTTCAGGTAATATTCCAGAAGGTACTGTTCCTGTTCCTACAGTAATGGGTATCAATAGAGAAGATACAGAAGCACCTACTGTTGTTGCTCCAGATGCAGGTCAAGCAGAAACTTTTACTGCTCCTACAACAGCAGACGAAGATGTAACTACAATTACACAAGACCAAGTACGTGAAGTAGACCCAGCTAGAGAGGTTACAGCTACAGCTACACCTACAGAAACTATAGAACAAGCTGCTCAAGCTAGAGCTGCACAAGAAGATGAAGTAAAATTAGCTAGAGCTGCAAAGGTAGAAGATGCACCTGTAGTAGCTGATGTAGATGTAGAAGAAGCGATTGTAACTGGTGCAGTTGCTGAACAAGTAACAGGAGCATTATCAGATGATGCAAAAGCTACAGTAGCTAGAAATGCAGGAACAGATTTAGCAAGAATTACTAGAGCTAAAAAACAATTAAGAAATGCAGGGTTACAAGAAAGTGCTATTACTGATTTAGGTAATGACCCTGAATCTCTTGAAGATAGATTAACAGACTTTACAGAAGAAGAAAGAGGCATAATAGAAGGATTGCCTGAAGAAGCTTTAGTATCTAATCAACTTGAAAGTCTATTAACTGGTATAGAAGAGGGTGAAATACCTACATGGGCTAGACCTGCTGTAGCATCTGTAGAAGCTATGTTAGCTAAAAGAGGTTTACAAGCTTCATCAGTAGCTAGAGATGCTTTAGCTAATACTATTATTCAAGCATCTTTACCTTTGGCTCAAGCAAATGCTCAAGCTATACAAAGAAGTGTATCAGAGCAAAGAGGTATAGAAGCTGCTGTTTCTGAGGCAAATGCTCAAAGACAACAACAAGTAACTTTAAAGAATGCAGAAAGTGCATTTAAGATAGATGTTGCTAATATGACTATGGAGCAACAAACAGAATTAGCTAACTCTAAATTTTTACAAACTGTAAGTTTAACTGATGCTAATTTTGAACAACAAGCTGCTGTACAAAATGCTGCAACTATTGCTAGAGCTGATTTAGCTGATGCTGACTTTTATCAGAAAGCACAAATAGAAAATGCAAAAGCATTCTTGACTACTAACATGGCAAACTTAAGTAACAGACAACAAGCAAATGTTATTAAAGCTCAATATGAACAACAAAGATTGTTAAGTAATCAATCAGCAATAAATGCTATGGGTCAATTTAATGCTACAAATGACAGACAAGCTCAACAGTTTATGGCACAAATTGAGACACAGATAAGACAATACAATGCAGGTTATATAAATGCTACAAATCAATTTAATGCTCAAGCATCAAATGCTGCTGAAGCTAGAGATGCTCAAAGGCTTACTGATGTAAACAGAGCTAATGCAGCTATTATGAATCAAGTAGAACAATTTAACGAGCAACAAAATTTTAATAGGCAACAATGGAACTCTGCAAATGCACAAGCAGTTATCAACTCTAATATTGATTGGAGAAGAAGAGCTAATACTGCTGATACTGCTGCACAAAATGCAGTCAATCAACAGAATGCTCAGAATGCTTTTGGACTAACACAGGCTGCAAACTCTTTTCTTTGGCAAGAATTAAGAGACCAAGCAGACTATGATTTTAGGTGGACTAATGATACTGCTAATAGAAAGTTACAAGCTATGATGTCGGCTGCAAGTGCAGAAGGCGATGCTGCTAAATATTGGGGGCAAAACTTTACTGCCGCATCAACAAAAATAAATGAGTTCTTTAGTTAGGAGAAAATAAATGGGATTATTAAGTAAGGCATGGAAAGGTCTTAAAAAAACAGTAAAAAAGATTGGTAAAAGAATTAAGAAAACTTTTAAAAGTGTTATGAAAGGTATTGGCAAACTAGGAATAGTTGGTCAAATAGGTATGATGTTTTTGATGCCTTATGCAATGGGAGCTTTAGGGAGTTTGTTTGGAACGGCAGGCAAGTTGGCTACTTGGTCAAGTAAACTGCTTGGCCCAAATTCAGGTTTTTTAAGTAAAGCTCTAGGAAAAACTTTAGAAATGGTTAATGTTGGTGGTACATGGATAAAGAATGCATATACAAGTGTCAGCACAGCTATTAGTAATAGTTTAAACAGAGCAGGTAACTTTTTAAAGACTGGTAAATTTGAACTAAGTCCTGATAGAACTTCTGTATTCTCAGCAGATTTCAAATCTTCTTTAGATACTTTACCAACAAGTGAAAATGTAAAACAGTTTAATTTAGAACAAGAAGCTGCAAAAGCAAATGCAGAAGTAGTAGATGTTGTTTCTACTTCAACTTCAACTGAAACTCCACCAACAGATGTTGTGCCTAGAGAAGATGCAGGAGTAGTAAGAGACGTAACTGGAACAGTTAATGGATATGAAAATAAACCTTACGGAACTGTAGGAGATATAACTACTGGTGTAGATGCTGATTATAAAAATTTCTCTGAGTCTTTCAAAGATTTAGGAGATAACTTAATTGAGAAAGGTCAAGACTTTTTGAGTGATATAAATATTTTAGACCCTGATTCTAAAGCTAGAAAAAGGTTTGAAGAGTTTAAGCCTTATGAGTATGTTGAGAAAAAAGTTGAAGAGGGAATAGGACAAGGTATACGAACAGAAGCTATGTATGCTATTACAGGCAAACCTGGCGACCCTGTAATTAATTACAACACTAGAGTTGTACCAAATGTTATAGGAATGGGTACTAAAAGCACTATATCGTTAGGAGAAATAGATAACTTTATGAGTCCTCTGGGTAATAATTGGCAAGCTCAAAGTATGGCTTATACTCCGTATGTCAATGCACAGTTAAATCCTGGTGATGACGTTTACAAAAAATATATGGGAGTCTTTGGTTTTGACAATGCATCATCTATGCTTCAAGTAGATGCTCCCTTTAGACAAGAATATAAAATATACGGTTAGGAGAAATTATGGAAAAAATGATGGGCGAAGAAATGAATCCAGAAGCTATAAAAGCTTTTTCGGATAGAGGCTATGCAATCCCAGGTCAGTCTTGGACACAGCCTGTAGAAGACCGTAGACCTTTTGAAACTGCTCCAGACTTTACTGATATGCATGAGGCTTTGCAATATACAGCATTAGAATTATTGGATGAAGAAAACTATGTACCTATTGTTTTAGCTATAGGTGATGGAGTACCAATTATGGATTTAGCTTTACAAATGGGATATGTAGGTTTCAGAGAAGGTAAATGGAATCCTGATTTAATGTTAATGTTGCTAGAACCTTTTGCATATTTACTTATGGCTTTAGCTGAAAAAGCAGGAGTAGGTTATAGATTAGATTCAGATGACCTTGGAAACATGATTGACATGGAAGATGGAGAGTCTGATGAAGAAGAAAAAATGCTTGTTATGCGAGCAAAAAATATTGCAAATGTAGCAGCAAGAAAAAAAGCAAAAGAAAGTGGTGGAGTTCCTGAAGGAGTTATTCCAACTGATATTGCAAAAAGAATAGAAGAGTTACCTCCTATTGAAAGTTTATTAGATAGACAAGTAGAAGAGGGAGATAGTGCTAGTTTACTAGCTAGAGGAGAAGAGTAATGGGCTTATATGATGGCGATGGTGGCATAGAATATGCACAAAAACAATTTAGAGATGCTAGAGATAGAGCAGAAAAAGCTGAAGATAGAAGAAGAAAAAAAGATAGAAGGGATAGAATAAAAGATTTTCTTATTGATTCTGCTGTAGCTCCTCTTGGTGAAAGTTTAAATGAAATTATAAAATCAAATTTTACTGACCCTTTAACAGAACAGTTTACAAGTAAGAGTGCTTTTTTAGACGATAAGAATATTCCTTTTAAAACTTGGCTACAAAACCATAGTAATAATGCTTTAAAATATACAACTAATGCAGTATATGACCCAGAAAATAATCCAAATGGTTATATAGTAGATGGTAAAGTTGATGAAAATAAATATAGAGTATTACAGGCAGCAGCTCTTAGAGATATTATTTCAGGGACTGGGGAGTTTGCAGGATTAACAAAAGATAATTCTAGTTATGCTTCTTTTCTTAATAGCATCATAACAGGCTCAGATTTTCAAGCAGAAATAGCTGATGCACAAAGAGCATACGATGAAGGTTTAGATATTCCTGACCCAGATATGTCTATTTTAGATGCTAATAAATATCTTAATAGAATTAATGGCTCAAATCCTTTTCAAAGATTTAGTAATTTTGCAAGAAAAGTTATAGGAATAGAAACCCCTGAAACTTTAGATTACAAAAATTTAGAAAGCTCAGAAACTTTACAAGCTGAACTAGCTAAAGTTTATGGTGAAGATGTTGCAAGAGAGATGGCAGAACTTAATCAAGCAAGTAAAAGTTATCAAGAAAGAATGGCAAGTCTTTATGGTTCTTCAAGAATAGATGGCATACTAATAAAATTGAGAGATGCAATTACATCAGGACAAGTTAAAGGTAAGATTACAAAGATAGGAGAGCCTGTAACAAGAGAAGTTGAGACTGGTTTTGGAACACAAACAAGAATTGTAATACCGATTGAGGGAATAGACGTTTATGGTAATCCTACATATAGAGAAGAAACAGATGTAGATGCAGCTATAGGTGGGCTTTCACCAACACCTGAAATAGATGCAAAAGAAATTGATGACCTAAGACCTCTTATGGAAGGTGTACTTGTTAATCTTATTAGAAATCCTACAGGCACAGGTCAAGATGTTAAGTTAAAAAATAACAGAACTTTAAAACAAACATTAAGATATGGAGTAGAAGGAGAAGAAGCAGTTTTTGATGCCTATGTTGACAAAGCATCAACAGTTTATTATTCATTAAAAAGATTCCCTGCCTATAATGCTTTTTTTAACGACCAAGGTATATCAGACGATGAGCTAAGAAGAGTATCAGCTCAATTTGTTATCGACCAAGTTAAAAAAGGTTCGGATGGTGTAGACCCCTTGACTAACGAAAAGTTAGACCCAATGGTAGTAGATAATCTTTTAAGAGCTAATAATACAAAACCTTATTTGTATGAAATTATAAGCACATTAAATAATCAACAGATACTTGTGGGTAATGATATTGATTTAACAAGTAGAGCAGTTATGCCAGCATTGTTTGCTGATATTGCAAATAGAGGCGAAAATAATAGTGAAGCTGTAGGAAAGATTTTACGTAATAACCTATTTACTGTTTATAACATGCAGAGTTTTATTGATAAAAACTTTGAAAAAGGCAAGATAACTAACATAGAAGATTTACCAAATTTTATAAGAGAGTTAGATGGTGAGACAGTAGAACAAAAACTTCTTAATTATGAAATAACAGTTAAAAGAATAATAAATGCTACTATACCTCCTGCTTTAAGTGAGATAAGGTTTGACATCGAGGATGTTGTTACTACTCCAACAACTGAGGTAGTTACTGAAGAGACAGGTGAAGAGACAGGTGAGGAAACAACACCTACTCCAACTCCAACTCCAACTCCTACTCCTACTACGACTCAGACAGTCCAAACAAAAAGTATGACAGATATGGATGCTGATGAATTAGATGCTTTTATTGATGAAAAAAGAGGAGAAATACTAGGAGACTTTTTTAGTAATATAGGAAAAGCTATATCAAGTAATCAACTTAATAGAAGTATAGAAAGAGCAGAAAGAGCTATATCAAATATAGAAAATAATAGAATGGTAAGCTACAACAGTTCTGCTTTTAGAAGATATGTTGAAGAACAAACACAGGATAATTTTGATTTTAACATGCCTAATGCTACAAAATTAACTTTCTTAAAAGATTTTGTATTAACCTTAAAAAGACAACAAGAAGAATCTAATTAATTTACATGTCAATTCTAAATAAAAATAACTATGGAGACTTACCTGAGTTACCTAGCATGGGTGCTTACAGCTTTGACTCTGGTGTAAAGTATAAACAAACTGGCATACAAAAAAGTGCAGGTGAATATGACTTAACAGATTTAGAAAGTGATGAAAAATTTATGGAAACTTCTGAAAGATTTTTAAGTTCCATAGGTGAGGAAGATGGAGACATATTTGAATATATGCGAGATGCTGATTTTAATTTGTATTCAGCAATGCAAAGAATGGCATCAAGTAATAAATTTACAGAGCAACAAAAAAAAGATTATGCATATCTAAGAACAAAATTTGATGGTGCTAATATAGGAAGTTTAGACCAGTTTTTTAGATTAATTGGTGATGGGGCTATTGATATGATTACTGACCCTACACTTATTGCTGCTGCTTTGTTTACACCTTTTACTGGAGGAGGCTCGCTTGCTGCAAGAGCTGTTGGTACAGGTACAGCAAACGGTTTAAAGTTACTGAACATGTCTAGTAAAAAAGCATTTACAAGTAAACAAATGGCAGATGCTATTGCTGACGGCTCATTAGATGAGGCAGCCAAAGCTGCTGTAAAAATATCAACAGGTTATGGAGCATTAGAAGCTGGTGGATGGATGGGTCTTCATAATCATGCAAATCAAAACATAGAACTAAACACAGATTTAAGAAAAGTTTATTCAAAGAAAGAATTAGCAGGCTCTACAGCTTTAGGAGCTGTTACAGGGGGTTTACTAGGTAGATATACTCAAAAGTTTATTAACTACAGTAATCCTGTTTTAAATATAAACAAAAAACCTAAAGTATATTCTGATGATTTTCTTGGAAATGTCAGACTAAAATTTAACAAAGGTCTTGATAATTTTTTAGGTAGAGTTTTTCTAGGTAATGCAAGATTTTTTAAAACTTTACAAGACCAAGGTAGTGATGTTGCTAGAAGATTTAGTGCTACATTAGACCATGATTCTCAACTTCGTATAGGTACAAGAGCATCTGAAAGAGTTGCTTGGAGTTTCCCTGAATTGTTAAACGGAAGACGAGGCCAATACATGTTTGGAGATAAAGGCTTTTGGAAAGCTTTAGAAGATATAGCACCTGACGGTAAACTCAACGAAGCAGTTGAATTAGATATATTAAGATACCTTAGAGGTAATAAAAAAGCTATATCAAAGTATGGTAAAGATGTTAAACAATCAGCAGTTAAACTAAGAAAGTGGTTTGATAGTATTGCAAAAGATGCTAAAGATGCAGGCTTTGGAGATATTAGAATAAAAGATTATTTTCCAAGAGAGTGGAATAGAAAAGCTATACAACAAAATCAAAAAGAGTTTCAAAAATTACTAGCTAAAGATTTAGGAATAAGTGAAACAGAGGCAGGTAAGGTTATAGATGACATGTTAAATATTAACAATGAGCTATATTCCAGCCATAGTAATCTTTTAACTCATGGTAGAAAACTAGCTATAGATGACAATAAATATGAAAAGTTTTTAATAAATAATTTAGTTGATGTAGGAGCATCTTATGGATTAAATGCAGCTAATGCCATACAAACTAAAATAACTTTCTTAGGAGGAAAGCTAGCACCTGGAGTAAAACAAGCTTTAGACTTAAAAGGTAATAAAGTTATGGTGTTTGACGATTTAAAAGCAGACAGAGAAAAATTATTTATTAATAATTGGATAAAACCTTTAGAAGAAGAACTTGAAAAAATGGGCTTACCAAGACTAACTCAACTTGATAAAAGAAATATGATAAAGTCATTTGAGTCTGTAACTGGTCAAGTAAAATTTTATGAGAATCAAGTTATTCAAGGATTATACGATGGTTTAAAATTAGCTAATGCTATGGCATTTTTACCATTAGCAACAGTATCATCTTTATCAGAAGCATTAATAAGTGCTGCAAGAGTTGGGCCTAGTAAAGCTGCAAAAAACTTCCATGAACAACTTTACAATGGCTATAAGTTTTTATCTACTGACTTAAAAAGTTTATTAGTAGAAAGAAGAGGACTATCAAAAATAGAAGCCAATAGAGATGCTAATAAAGCATTTATTGCTGTAGATGATGTACAGGCTGATTTGGTAAATAGGCTAGCAGGAGATGCATTAAGAAGTCCAGGATTAAATAGAGTAGCAAGAACATTTTATAAAGCAAACTTACTATTACCTTGGACAAAAACTATTGAGCTAGCATCTTTTAATATGGGAAGAGATATAGCCATAGACTCATTAAGAACATTAAAAAGATTTAGAGATGAAGGTGTAAATATCTTTGATGACAAAGCCTTGTTTGCTTTGAGTAAAGGTAAAGATAGTCCATCATTACCTGCTCCAGTACAAGCTCTTATGAAAAAATTAGATAGTATAGATGGTCAATATACAGGTAAAAGCACAAATCTTTATGACAGAGTAACGTTTCTAAAAGAGCAATTAAATAGTCTAGGTATAGATACTAGACAAGGTTTAAATTGGTTATCAAAAGGGGCTAAAGAGTCTTCAGAGTTTTATCAAAAAGAACTTACTTTAGCAGGTGGTAGATTTTCTAGAAGTATTATTTTACCAACATCAAGAGAGTTTTCTAAAGTTCCTCAGTTTATGACGAACCCTATGTACGATATTCTTACACAGTTTTTAAGATACCCTACTGCATTTAGTAATACGGTGTTAAAAAACTTTGCAAGAGATGCTATTAATAATCCTGAAGTTAATGCTCCAAGAGTTGTAGGCTTTGTAGCTACTTCAAGTTTAGTTGCAAGAGGAACTAACTATTGGAGAAGTAGTGATAGAAGACAAGAAGAATACGATTTACTTGCTAGAGATTACTCAACAACTCCAGCAGGACAATTTGCTGATAAAATATTACCTAGAAGTAGTATAGAAGCTATAGATGCTTTTCAAAGAGTAGGTTTACTAGGTCAATTTGAATATGTAAAAAGAATAGCAGATGCAGCAGAATTTACTGGAGGTTCAGCTACGGATATTCTTAGTTTAGGTGGCCCAATTATGTCAGACATTACAGGTGTGGCAAAATATGATAGAGGTCTAATAGAAACCTTAGCAAGAAAAACACCAGGGATAGGTTTAAAATATCCTCTAGAAAGAGCAACAGGTTATGAGCCTTTTTCAGGAATTATAGAAGCTGGTAAAAAAGCAGATGATAGTATAGAAGAAGCTCTTAAAGTAATAACAGATAGTATTAGAGAATTAAGAGTGCCTCTTGCAGAAGGAGGTATTGTTAGACAAGGTTTTGAAAATTTAGGACGTGTAAAATATTCTGAAGGTAAGGAGGTTTTTCCAGACTTTTTAGCTATGGGAAGAAAATACACAGACGATGATTTTATAGCTAAAATTATTGGTATAGAAAGTGAAGGTAATCCTAATGCCATAAGCGATAAAGGTGCTATGGGATTAATGCAAATTATGCCTGATACAGCAAAACAGCCTGGATTTGGTGTAAAACCTTTTGAAGGAGATAATTTATTAGACCCTGTAGAAAATGTTAGATTTGGAACAGACTATATAAATGCTTTAAGAAAAAAATTAGGTAACGATAGAGATGCTCTTATAGCATTTAACTATGGTTATGGTAATACTTTAAAGTGGATAGAATCAGGTAGAGATGATTTTGATTTACCATCAGAAACTAGGAGATATTTACGTAAGTTTGGGATAGATTGATGGGATTTCCGTTTGAGATAATTACTATGCTTGCATCTACAGTTCTAGGTGGACTTATGAGTGTGTGGGCTGAAAGCAGAAAAGCTAAAGCAGAACAACAAAAACTACTCATTACACGTGGGGAGTTTGAGATGAAAGCTAGAAAGCAATCTATAGAAGCAGGACAAGCTGATAAAGGATTTGCTTGGACAAGAAGAATAATAGCTTTGACTTCAGTATTTGCTATTGTACTTTTACCAAAGTTAGTTGCTGTATATTATCCAGATGTATCAGTAACTGTTGGATATACAAATTGGAATCCAGGCTTTTGGTTTTTTAAAGAAGGGAGAGAGATATTTGAATGGATAACTTTCCAAGGTTTAGTAATCACACAACTAGATACTAACTTAGTGTCAGCTATTATTGGTATGTATTTTGGTGGTAGTTTAGTAAAAGGCAAATAATGAATACAAATCAATGGATGGACATATTAGAAACTGTCGGCATCCCTGCTGCTTTTGCAGTTGCTGCTGGATGGATGGTATATAAACTATTTAATGCCTTGATTGCTGACATACACAAAAAACTAGATACACAACATGGCATGATAGTTGCATTAATAGACAGAGTAAGACAAATAGACAACGATATAATAAGAATAGACACAATGTGTCGCACAGCTATGGGAGTACCTGTAGATGTGGATAGACTAGCGAGGGCAGATGGGAAAAAAGACCAAAGAAAAGATTGAATTAGGAACGTTAATTGGAATATTTATAATTTCAGTATTGGGTGTGAGCAATCTTCATGCCGATGAAATGGTGCATAAATTTAAAAACCCATCATTTAGTGGTATAGGTACGTCTGCACATTACCTTACCATAGAGAATCAAGAGTTCACTAGAAAGATGACTATAAAAGAAGAACTCAAAGCCTTGCAAGAACAAATAGAAAGAGACAAAGAAAACACTACACTTGCTAGATTTATTAGAAACTTAGAATCTAGAATATATGCACAGTTATCCAGACAGTTAGTAGAAAACTTGTTTGGAGAAAATCCTAGTACAAGTGGAATACTAACATTAGAGGGTAATACTATAGAATATAGTATAGAAGATGGAATAATAACATTAACTATAACAGCAAGCGATGGAACACAAACAGTTATTCAGTTGCCTATTGGTGATTTTTCTTTCTAGTGGATGTGCAGTATTAAGTGAGAATAACGATTTAGTTCTAACAAAAAAGATACAGCCCTCGACTATATTAGAAATACAATCAGATGAGCTATTCGAGATGCCTGGTGCTAAACAGCAACCAGTTGTCGCAGTATATCCTAACAGTTTTAAAGATTTAACAGGCCAAAGAAGAAGTAATAGTTCTTTTGCCTTATTTAGTACAGCCATAACACAAGCTCCAGAAGCAATACTAATAAGAGCTTTGAAGCATACAGCAGATGGCAAGTTCTTCAAAGTAGTAGAACGTGTGGGACTCGATGACCTCACAAAAGAAAGACAATTAATTAGGTCAACTCGCAAAGAGTTTGAACAAGATGCAAAATTACAGCCTTTGCTTTTTGCAGGGCTTATGTTCCAGGGAGGGGTAATCTCGTATGAGGCTAACCTAAAATCTGGAGGATTGGGAGCTAGATACCTAGGTATAGGTAATAGCAAACAATATCGAGAAGATACTGTAATCATTTCACTACGATTGGTTTCCGTATCTACAGGTGAGGTGTTGATGGAGACATCCGTTTCTAAAAGCATTTTATCTACAAGTGTTTCTCAGGACGTATTTCGTTTTATTGAAGCTGGCACAGAGCTAGTAGAGATAGAGGGAGGAGTTGCTGAGAACGAATCTATCGCTATTGCTTTAACAAAGGCAGTAGAGACAGGGGTACTAAATATAATAAAAATAGGAATAGAGAGAGGCTATTGGGAATATGAAGAATCTAATTAGTATATTCGTTATGTTATCGTTGAGTGTAATGGCAGATGATAATGAGATATATATTGACCAATCAGGAGCTAGTGCCAATATTGATTTAGAGCAACTAGGAGATGATGGAAACATTATCGGAGGGTTAGAGTCATCAGCAGGAAATTTGACACCGTTGGATTTAGATGGAGATAATCTTACATTAGACATAAATCAAATAGGTGGTTCTAATACTTTTCTAGGAGATATTTGGGCTGATAACTTTACAGGCTATTTTAATTTTGATGGAAGCAGTAATGATTTCACAATTCAAGTAGACCCAAGCAACACTTATGGTGCAGACGGCTCAGATGTCAACATTGACGTTTCAGGAAGTAGTAATGATTTTACATTAGACCTGGCTACAACAGCTATGGCTAGTAATACAGACCTTGACTGGATTGTAAATGGAGATGGAAACGTATTTGATTTCGACATTAATTATGATGGAGCTACAAACTATGTAGACGTTGATGGTGATTCAAACACAGTAAACTTTGAGGGGAGTGGCTATGCTGGTGGGTATTTTTACCTAGACCAAACAGGTGATTCACGAACCTTTGACATCCAACAATTAAGCACATTAAATAATGATTGGCTCAAGATTATATCCAATGGTTCTAATGGTAGCGTGTGTATTATCCAAGACGATAATGGCACAGCCGTTGGATGCTAGCATTGGTAACATAACAGAACTTAATGGTGCAGGCAGGGTTGTAAGAGATAAACCTTATAATGCTGCCTTAGCCTTTAACATAGAAAGTTTTGACAACGTTCAAACTTCAGAAGGTCGGATAGGAATTACATTTCTAGACGATAGTCAGGTCAGATTGACAGAGCATTCTGAACTTATCATAGATGAGTTTATCTACGACCCTGACCCATCTAAATCTAAGATGGCTTTACAGTTTGCAAGTGGTACTGCAAGATTTATTACAGGCAAACTTGCAACAATAAACAAAGAAAATATTTTTATAGAGACCCCAAGTGCGACCATTGGTATTCGTGGTACAGACTTTACGATTACCATAGATGAACTTGGTAGGTCTCTTGTTATTTTATTGCCTGACGAAAATGGTTTACCTAGTGGAGAGATAGTAGTTGCTACAGCTATGGGTGAGGTTGTTCTAAATCAGCCCTATCAAGCTACATCAGTATCTACATTTGAGAGTGAGCCTGCAAAGCCTGTAGTGTTGGACATAACTACAGAGCTAATAGATAACATGTTAATAGTTAGTCCACCAAAAGAGGAGTATAGTCTTGCTGAGGAAAGTGTGTCAGATAGTAATAGTAATATACTTGATGTTGATTATCTTGAGTTTGAGGACTTGGACGTAGATTTACTAAAAGATGACAGTTTAGAATTTACAGAGCTAGATATAAATTACCTAGATGTAAATTTTTTAGAAGACTTACTAGATATAATAGAAGAAGTAAACGAACTAGATGAGACAGAAAGTATATTAAGAACAGATATAAATTTAAAAGGCACACAGGTTGGCTTTGACCCTAATACACAAATAAATACTTTTATTACAGACCAACAAATATCTTTCTTCAGAAGTGTGGAACAGACAGTAAGAATAGATTTAGATAAAGCAGGAGCTTATACCGTCATACTAATACAAGATGGTAAGAGTACACAGCTAATAGTAAATGGTGGTGGCGATTCTGTTATAAAAATTACACAGAGTAACTAATGAGATGGGCTAGTTTATTATTAGGATTATTGGCTTTGCCTTTGTTGTTTAATGTAGCTCCGTTAGAAACATTAAGACTTAAAACATTTGACAGGCTAGTAGATACACCTAACCCTACAGGGTATTTTACAATACTTAATATAACTGAAGAGTTTATTGATAGTCAAGGTGGTTATCCATTACCTAGAGAAACACTAGCAGACATACACATAAAGCTTTTACAAGAAGGAGCAATAGGTGTCGGATGGACTATGTTATTTCCCCATCCAGATAGACTAGGAGGAGATGAAAAGTTTGCTGAAGCCTTGTCATTTTCTCCTAGTATACTTGCAATGCCTGAAGTACCTAATGGCATATATCCTAAAACACATGGTACAGTCATCCGAGGGCCTACGGTAGTCTTACCCAAAGCCCAAGGATTTTTACAAAACATAGACATACTTAAAAATAATTCAAGCCAAGGTGCTGTATCTGCTCCTGTAGATGTAGATAACCTTGTTCGTCAAATACCTTTACTACAACAAACACCTAATGGATGGGTAGCATCTTTTGGAACTGAGGTGTTAAAAGTATTGGGTGGTGGTAATACCTATCAGATTATTACTAATGAAAATGGTATAGAGATGATAAGAGTAAGAGGACTAGACCCTATACCTACTGACAGTTATGGACGTAAGTGGATTAGTTGGGTAGATACACCACAGACTACACTAGGTAATTTAGATGTAGCAGGTAAGTTTGTCTTTGTAGGTTTTACAGCTAAAGGTATAAGCAGTCAACTAGCAACTCCTGTCGGATTGCTTGAGCCTCACAAAATTCAAGCAGCTCTTGCCGAGTCAATATTATTAGATACACCACAGATACCAGACTACAGATTATTTGTAGAGCTACTACTATTATGTGTCTCTGGTCTTCTTATAGCTCTTGTAATCCGTTCTTTTGGTATGACCCTATCAGTTGTATTAGCTGGTGGTTTGTTTGCTTCAGTAGGCTATCTTGGATATTACTTTGTATCTCTTGGATATTTGATTGACGTTACATGGAGTATGACATGTATGACACTTATATCTTTACAGCAATTCTATTTAAGGTTTAGACAACAATATAGATTACGACAACAAATAAAAAAACAGTTTGAACATTATCTTGACCCAAGACAAGTAGCTAGGCTACAAAAAAATCCAGAGCTTTTGAAGTTAGGTGGTGAAAGAAAAAGATGTACGATTATGTTTACAGATGTCAGAGGCTTTACAAGTCTATCAGAAAAGTTAGAGCCTGAAGAAGTGATAAAGATTATGAACAAAGCTTTGACTGTCCAAGCAGATGCCGTCCAAAGAAATGGAGGGATGGTAGATAAATATATAGGAGATGCAATGATGGCTGTATGGAATGCTCCACTAGATGTAGACAATCAAGAACAGCTTGCTATTGAAACAGCTCTTCAAATACAACACGACATGCAAGAAGCAGAGTTAGAAGTTGAAATTGGTATAGGAATAAATACAGGCATAGTCTGTGTAGGAAATATGGGGTCGGCTTCCAGGTTTGAATATAGTTGTTTAGGTGATGCTGTAAATTTAGCTGCTCGTTTGGAGTCTTCATGTAAGTCTGTTGGTAAAAATTTAGTCATAGGTGAGGAGACAATTAAGAATTATCAGGGTCAATATACAGAATTAGACCCTATTTTTGTAAAAGGTAAGGAAAAAGAGGTAAAAATCTACACAATATAGTGTAAATGCTCTCTCGCTTACGGAGAGGCTCTCTAACGAATTTTATGCTTTTTGATACCTAGAGCATTACTTACATGCTTTCCGTTCAATACAGAGCATTCTGTGAGGTCGATTTTCTCACAAAGCCTGAATTTCACGTTGCAAGTACACATGTAGTGGTTCAAGCTTCGCTTTTGCTCTTTGAAGTAAAACTTTGATAAGTTGTCTGTCCATTTCTGAAAAAACAATATCTATTTTATCCAAAGGAAACTCAGATATTTCTGAGACTATCTTCCCTTCTGGTGTTAATAGCACCGAAAAACTTATTAAGTTTCCATCACTCTTTTTTTCTTTCCTCTTCATTTCTATTCCTTAGTTCTGTAGTGCTAAATTTATGTCCCCTCTTGTTATAATATATTTCTATTCCTCTTTCTTTACATAGGCCTTTACCTGTGAATATTGCATTTCTATATTCTTCTCCTATGATTCTTACATCAATAGGGAAAGTATATAAAATATCTTCCAACTCATGCTCTCTATGATAAACCACAATATCGTCCACCCATCTGATACCTTTTAATTGTATCTGCCTTTCTACAATACTTTGTAAAGGTTTGTTTTTTTCTGGTCTATCTGTTGAGGGGTCAGTCTGTAATGCTACTATTAGATAGTCACATACCGTCTTAGCCTCCTCTAACATAGTGACATGACCTGCATGTAATAAATCAAATGCACCACAGGTAATGCCTACTCTAGATTTAAGTCCTAGAAAACTTCTCATTATTCTGACAAATCTGCAAAGGTAATATTTTTATGACTACCTCGCAGTCCTGCTTTCATATATGTAGTAGCTCTACCTTCAAAGAAGTTTTGATGTTCTACACCCATAACTTCATCTAACCAAGGTAAAGGGTTCTCATTTTGTTTATAGTTTGGTTTTAAACCAAGTTGTAATAATCTTCTGTCAGCTATGTATCTGTTATATTTATACATATCGTCTTTAGTTAAGCCTTGTATATCTCCCATATCAAATACTAAATCTAGAAACTTGTCTTCTAGTTTTACCATTTCTCTACATATCTGATATATTTCTTTTTTAAAATCATCCGTCCATATATTTAAGTTTTCTTGTATGAACTCTCTAAATAATTTAGTCATAGCTTCTACATGTAATGACTCATCACGTATAGAATATGTAACTATCTGACCCATGCCTTTCATCTTACCGAACCTTGGAAAGTTTAATAAGATTGCAAAGCTACTAAATAATTGTAGGCCTTCTGTAAAAGCAGAGTAAACTGCTAGGGTTTTAGCTATTGTTTTTTTATCAGACTTCAATGGTTTAAAGTTACCAACATAATCATGCTTGTCAGACATCTCTTCATACTCAGCAAAAGCTTTGTATTCTATCTCAGGCATTCCTACTGTATCTAATAAAAGACTGTATGCATCCTGATGTATAGACTCCATGTTTGCAAACGAAGACATCATCATTCTTGCTTCAGGCTTTTTAAATATAGGCATGTATTTATCTACATAACCTGCACCTACATCTACATCTGATTGTGTAAATAATCTAAATATTTGAGTAAGTAAATACTTCTCATTCTTTGTAACGTCTTGCCAATCTTTTACATCGTTATGTAAAGGAACTGACTCAGGCATCCAATGCATTTGATTTTGTAGTTTGTAATAATCATACATCCACGGATATTCAAACGGTTTGTAATAATCTCTATCAGTCAATAGTGCCATCTTCTTCTACCTCCCCTACAAGTTTTTTAAGCCCACATATTTTTTCGTCTGCTTCATTATATTTTTTTATCAACCCATCTAATGTTTCAATTAAATTAGGATGGTCTGCTACTCCTACTGGATTTTCAAAGTAAAGCATTATCTCTACTTTAGCTTCTTGTTTCTGTGCTTCGTATTTACAAAACAAAGCCTGTACTACTTGTTGTTGTAACTTCATTTATTCTCCTTATATCTTTTATCTGGTGTCCCATCTTTTTTGAGACGTACCGTTTTTGGTTTTCTTTTTTCTCCTAGACCCATCATTTTAATTATTTTATGTAATCTAGTAGACTTCATTAGTTTGTGAAAGTATTTAACGAATTGCATATATGTCCTCCTTTTCTGTCCATGTTAAATAACCCTGGCTCTGTAATATATCTACAGCTTTAACATCATCAATATGCTTATGCTCTATCTTTATAAAAGTAGGCTTAACATCCCAGGTATAATCTTCGATGATATTCATTTCATGTCCTTCGACATCTATCTTTAAAAAATCTATTCTTGTAACTGCATTTTCATAAATAAGAGTATCTAATCTTGTGCAAGGAACTTCTATAACTTTATCTAAATATGTTTTAGATTTATCATTATATTCAAAGACCCTACCACCTTTATGATTTTCAGCTACAACAGATGACATACCTCTGACCATTTTATCAGGGTAGTCTTGTTTAGATACACCTAACTCTATCATGCCTTCATAATCAGAGACAGCATACTGTAGAGTTATTACATTATCATAGTCTCCCATAACCTTATTCATATTTTTAAATGCTTGTGGGTTAGGCTCTATCATAATTCCTTGCCAACCATTATCAGCTAACTTCTGACAAGTATCAAAATCACACGTTCCGATTTCTATAAATGTTTTCATTTCTTTCTCTTATGTAATTTAATAAAAAATTCTGCATCAATAACTATTAATGGTTTGTGCCTGTTCTTTTTTATAACAACTAGAGGTTCATACTTTCCACAATTTTCCGATGCTTGTTTGTAGGCTGTCCAGACATTGACTCGTTCCTGATTTTTACATTCAACTGAGTAAGGAAAATTCTTCCTTGCAGCTCTTGCCATAATAAGGTCTTCACCAGAAGAACCCATAGGCCTACTTTCAATATCTTCATCATGTATTTTTAATTCTTTTATTAGTTGGTCTCTAGTCCACTTTTGTAGATTACGACCTTTTGCTTTTGCTGATTGTGTTTTCATCCTTCACAGGCTATACATTCTACTTCGTCTAGTTTTATTCTAGGTACTTTAACGTTTACATTCTCTACATTTCTTGCAGCATTAGACCTAAAATAATATAAAGATTTTAATTTGTTCATGCCGTACCAATGCACATCGTTTACATACTGCATGTAGTCATCATGTACTTCCTGAGCCTCCGTTGTTTTGGGTAAAGTAAAAAATAAATTTACTGATTGTGCCTGACATATATATTGTTGTCTTTGATAGGCATGTTCTACAATCCATATCTGATTTATTTCGTTAGCTGTTTTGAATACTTCTTTTTCTTCTTCAGTTAGTATATCTAAATGTTGCACACTACCTTCGTTAGCTGTAATACTTTTCCAAGTTTCTTCTAGCTTTTTTCCTCTAAGTTTTTTTCTTCCGAAGAGTTTTGAGAGGAATTTGTTTTTGACTTGGTAAGAGCCTGATAAAGTTTTGTGGGTATATGCATTAGCACGGTAAGGCTCAATGCTAGGGCTAGTGCCACTACAAATAATACCAGAGCTAGCATTAGGAGCAACAGCAAGAAGGTTAGCATTACGAAGCTTCCCACCATGTAAGTCAGGACACTCACCACGTAACTCGCAAAGTCTTTCAGAAGCTTTGGTGGCTGAATTTTTAATAAAGCTAAATGCCTTGTGGTTAAAGCTCGTAGCAAAGATGCTTTCAAACGAAATGTTTTTAGACTGGAGATAAGCATGGAAACCCATTGCTCCCAGACCCAAAGACCTTTCTCTATAAGCAGAGTAAGCAGACTTAACAAAGCCTTCTTTCCCAGGTTTGATATAGTTTTTAAAACGTTTAAAATTTGCAATGTAACCTCCTAAGTGTTTTGTATCTACAGCATTTTCAATGTAGTGTTCAATAATATTATCCAACATAGTTATTAGGTCTTCAATAAAATAGTTATCACTAACCCACTCATCAAAGTGTTCTAAATTTACGGAAGACAAACAACATACTGCTGTTCTCTCTTCGTCTGTAGGTAGTGTAATCTCAGAACATAAATTACTTTGTTTTATACTAAGGCCTAATTCTTTTTGTGCTTCAGGAAGTTTATCATTACATGTATCTATATTAATCATGTAAGGCTCTCCTGTTTCTGCTCTGGCATTTAACATTTGCCACCACAAGTCTCTAGCTTTTACAGTTCTTACTGCTTCTTTTGTCTTAGGGTCTATTAGTCTCCAATCTGCATCTTCTTTTACTGCATTAAGATAATCATTATTTAGATTGACTCCGTTATGTAAGTTAAGAGACTTTCTATTTATATCTCCACCAGACTCTTTTCTGATATTAATAAACTCTTCTATCTCAGGATGAGATATATCCATGTAAGCTGCATAACTTCCACGTCTTGTAGTGCCTTGGTTAAAGGCAAGCATCTGTGAGTCTACTACATGGATGAAGGGAATACTTCCAGTAGAACGAGAGCCATGAGTAGTAGATATACCGTTACTCCTAACATCCCCCCAATATCCACCAATCCCTCCACCTGAACTTGCGAGCCATATATTCTCATCATAATGAGCAGAAAGACCATCCCTACTGTCAGGTACATAATTAAGAAAACAACTGATAGGAAGCCCACGTGTCGTTCCTCCGTTGCTAAGAATAGGAGTGCTGAACATGAACCAGCGAGAGGAACTATAGTTGTAAAGTCTTTGAGCCAATTCAAAATCCACTTCCCCTTTGTATGTTGCTCCGAAGATTGAGGCTCTTGCGAATGCTTCTTGTGCATGTGTTTCATTATCCCATAAATATCTATCTTTTAAAGTATCTAAACTAAATTTATCAAACTCTTTTTCTTTATCATAATCTATTGTTATACCTAAATAAGGTTTCTTCCCCACTTTATCTTCCATTGTTCCTCTCTATGTATATGGCTATGATTGCATAATGTATTATCTTCAATAGCTCTTTTTCTTTTTCGTCTTTCTTCCCACATCGCATAGCATATTTCATTATATTACCTATACAAAAACCTTCACCATGACCAGCATCAATAATCATATCTGTTGCCTGATACTTACCTGCATAGTGTTGTTTGTATGTATCAATAATATATTCTTCTACATCCTCTAATATTTCTAGCTCATCAAATTTACTTTCCATTAGAATTGTATTCCTGTGTTTACTCCCATTCCTATAGGAGCTTCTGGTTGCTTGTCTAATAATAAAGTATATTCTATTTCTTCTAAAGTATATCCTTTCTTAATTAGTCTCTTAACTTTTTTCTGTACCCATTTTAAAGTCCAGGCTGATAAATACAAAGTCTGTCTATGAAAGTAATGAGTTTGTTTTGGTATCATACTCATCATATCTTCTTTTACTTCACTATCAACAATAGGCTTCATAGTGTTACGTTCTTCTTCAGACAAACATTCAAACCTTATCCAGTCATACAATAACTGATAGCTTTTTCTTCGTATAGCTTTAGCTTTTCTTGCATTCATAAAGTAGATGAGTCGTAATTCTTAACTAACTTCCAATAGGTTAATAAACTGTTAAACATTTCTACATGTTTTATATGTGAGTCGTCATCCCAAATGTGGCCTAGTGCTAAATCTGTTTTCTCTCTATCAACAAATACAGATACACGTTGAGGATTATCAAACCCACAGCCCTGAGCATAAGCTGATAACTGCATACCATGCTCATCATATACTAATCTTGCTGGGTCTTTACCTTCTAAGCCATCTTTAGTTTTAAAATCCACAAAGATACCTGACTTAGAATATAAGTCTATCTTGCCACCATACCCTAATTCTGAGCAAAAAGAATCCTCAGCAATCCATTCCTCATTTGGAAAGTGCTTGTCTAAAAATTTCTTTACGGCACGATACGATTTATTATTTGACTTACCTTCAAATCCTCTTTCAATTAGAGCATGTATCTTAGTTCCTTGGGCTGCAGCTGATTGACCAATGTCTCTTTGAGCTGTCTTACATCTATAAATAAAGTCTTCGTTTGGTTCGTCCTCGCCCTGTTGTAACTCAATGGAGGCTTCAAGAGCTTTATTTATTTTCCAATTTTCTAATGAAGGTTTAGCTACAATATTAAGAACTGTAGTTACAGAAGGTACTAGCCCTTCTTTCTTGGCATCTCTTAATGTTGTGTTTCTTTCTTTACCGTTAGCACCGATGATGGTGTAAGCTGGCGACCCCTCTCTGTCATACCAATGTCCAGCTTCCGATGTGAACTTATTATTATACACCTGTGATTCAGATTTGTCGATAGGCTCGTTAGTTTTTGTTGTCATTTTTTTGTCCTTTTGATAATTCTTTTTTAAATGCTTTAATAACATCATTAGAAAATAACTTTTGAAGACTAACTAAATACATTCTACTTGCATTATGGTCTCCCCCTGCAACAGTTTTAAAACTATCTAATTCATTTACTATAAGCTTTAACATTTTAGTATCAAAAACTATAGTGCAAAATTCTTTATCGCCAACACAAAGATTGTGAAACCAATAGTCTGACTCTGTAGCTCGTATGCCTGAAGGCTTGCCCCAGGACTCGTACTCAATACAAATGTTTCCTGTTTCCATCCAACGGCCACGTTCAGATTTAACTTCTATTTTTTTATTTTCTAACATGTCTCTGATTTTGTCCTCCCTTATCTCTCCGTACTGTAAATCTAAGTCATATTTTTTTCTATCGTCTTTAGTGGGTTTCACTCCAGTTCCCTCCTACTTTATATTCAGCATCCAATGGACACCTCATATCATAGTAATCAGCAGTTTCTCTTATTGCTTTTATCCCCATCTCACCTACAAAGTCTGCTGTTTTCTCTGTGGTTTCTATCTGCCACTCATCGTGTACGTTGGCTACGATTTTATAATTGATTGTGTTTAAATCTAGAAGGTCAACTAATTTTACTAAAGCTCTCTTCATTACTACTGCTCCACCACATTGTAATAATGTATTTAAAGCAGCATGTTTATGTCTTAGTCTTATCTTCCTACCGTCAAGACCTTTTAAAAATCCTTTCCTTGTTGCTGACTCAACTCTGTTCTTAAGATTGTTAAATGATGGGAGACTATTGAGAAAAGACTCTCGCATTCTCTTACCTTCTTGTCTATCTCCTCCAATGATTTTTCCAATTTTTTCATCTCCTGCTCCGTAAATGAGGGCATAGATGAAAGTTTTTGCCTGGTCTCTTGATTTAAGTCCTGCAAGTTTTTGGTTAGTTGTGTGAATATCTCCATGTAATATTTCATTGACGTACTCCTTGTCTGCCATATAGTGTGCTAGTAATCTAAGTTCCAACTGACTTGCATCTATACCTACAAGTCTGTTACCTTCTTCTACTGTCCAGCATTGACGACACTCTTTTCCATATACATTATGAACACTAGGAACTTGTGCCATGTTTGGATTGTTATGTGTCATTCTTCCTGTAATAGCACCATTACTAATGACCCCACCATGCACTCTTTCATCGTCTTCTACTGCATCTATCCAAGACTGTATTTGAGCAATCCTTTTTTGAAGAAGTAAAAACTCTGCTATCAGATTAGCTTCGTGAATATGGTCTATCTTTTTTAGTGTACCCTCATCTACTATAGGTTGTCCAGTAGGAGTAAATCTTTCAGGCTTCCATCCAAAATCTATTAGATACTCACCTATTTGTTTTCTACTTCCTAAATTAAATTCTACTAATTCTTTTCTAATAAACTTGTAGTCTTTTGGCATGGGTACATCTGCAAACTTTTCTAATAAATTATTGTACTCATGCTCTGTCAGTCCTTGCTTAGATAATGAACCATCTTTTTTTAAACGTGGCTGAACTTCTTTTACGTCTACCCACTTTGGTTTAAATGTTTCATGCACTTCATCTTCAACTTCTTTCCTTCTAGAAACTAATTTACTTAACAAAGACATCGCTTGTTCCATGTCAAATTTAAAACCGTCTTTACGTTGCTTTGCTATAATTTTAAAAACAGAATGCTCCAGGTTTACACATTCTTGAGAAAATCCTTTGACGTGTTGTTGTAAATGATTATAAAGTTTTTTATTAAGTTGCACATCTAATACACAATAGTCAAGCATCTCTTTTGAATAGATAGTAAAATCTTCTGGAGGTGTTCCTTTATTTTGTCCTAAAAGAAAGCCCCAATTTTTTAGACTATGACCTTTCTCTTTATTAGGATTTATAAGTCTTGATATAACAAGTGTGTCTATAATTTTTTTATTGTAAAGGTCAACACCATATAAATCTTTGATGACTGGTATATCAAAGCCTAATATATTATGGCCTATCAAAGTGTCTGCTTGTTCTAAATAGTCTATGCCTTCTTCTATATTATCTAGGTCAAAAGTTTTTATATTATTGTCTTCATCTATTGCTACGATGCACCATATCTTAGTAGCTTTTATGTCATCAGTTTCTATGTCAAAGACTAACTTCATTGCATCCCTTTTAATATATGCTTAATAACTTCTACCGTCCAACCATTGCCAAGCATCTTATATCTTTGTGTATTAGAAACATGGTTTGTATAATTATCAGGAACTGTTTGCAGCCTTTCACACTCTAAGGGTGTTAGCTTTCTCCAGGACAAGTCTTCTACCACCAAACTATCCTTTGACACACTTGATACTGTGTTTGACTTATCATCTTTTCTTAGTTCTAACATTTGTTTTGGTTTTACTTCTTTCCATGCAACTCTATTACCATCTTTATCTATTGACCTAGCTCTAAAAGCACCTCCTTTAACAACCTTTGGTTGTCGATTACCTCCGTTCATACTATTTAATGTAGGAGATTTACCATCAGGACTGTAAACTCTTTTGAGTATATCGTGGCCATTTATATCTACGGCTACTCCAACCTGCTGGGGTGTTCCTTTTTTATCACATGCAAGATAGTCTCCTTGTCTACCATTTTTAACATATTCCATAGCAGATAGATTGCTGGCTTTCTTTTTATTTTTATCTATCATGCAATTTCTATTGCCGTTTCTTGCAACAAATTTATCAGACATGATTGTGTAATTGTTTGGTTCTGTTTCTAAAATATCTCTTAACACGAAGCCTCTATCATCTGGCTGATTGACTCCAGGTATGTTAGTCCAATAGTATCTTTGTCTTGACTGTGCTGAGACTAATGCAGAATTAATTAGTATTGGTTCTATACCAAAAGGTATTTCAGGATAGCACTCAGATACTTGTTCAGATATTATATCTAAAAACTCTTTCTTCATTCTTACATTTTCTAATAAAAAATACTTTGGTTTGATGGCTTTAAGAAGTCTTACAAACTCAAAAAATAAAGCACTTCTTGGGTCATCAAATGCTAACTGTTTACCTGCAAAAGAAAAACCTTGACATGGTGAACCTGCAAATATAAGGTCAACATCTTGATAATCTTTAGGGTCTAAATTACAAATATCTCCGACTTGTATTGTATCAGGATAGTTAGCTTGTGTTACTTGTATGGCATACTTATCTATCTCACTTGCATAATAAGTATCTATTGGTATATTTAATTGGTCAAGGGCAATACGACCACAGCTCATTCCATCGAATAGGCTGAGGACTTTCACAACAGCAGCTCCTGCTCATCTGGTTCTAGTTCTGATAGGTCTTGCTCATGCAGTCTGCCTGTCTCAACATCGTATATTAAATTAGTTGCTAGCCCTACGTCTCCTGTATATCTTGACTTAAGTATTCTAAGTCTTGTTGTTCTAGAGACTAATTCATCATCGCTTTGTTGATTTCTTTCTAAAGCAATTACACAATCAGATAGTTGTCCGATACTGTTAGAGCCTCTAAGATGTGATAGAGAAACTTCTATACCGTTTTCATGTCCTTTGTTACCGTCTACTCTTCTAAGATGGGACACTAAGATTATACCTGCTCCTGTCTCTTCAACCATGCTTCTTAATCTAGTCATAATAGAGTCTATTGCTCGTCTTTCATCTCCTTCATGGACAGCACTAACTAACATGTGTAGGTGGTCTACCACTACCCACTTACAATCACACCCTATTATTAAATATCTAAGTTTTGAAAAAATAGACTCAATATCATTAGTGCCAAAGTGAGCATGGACAAATACTCTGTCTGTGTTAAAAGTTCTATCATACATTTCCTCCAATGTAGTTCTATCAAACTCATCTCGGATTTGGTCTATGTATATTCTAGCATTAGCTTCAATAGATAACACACCATCAACTGTTCTTCTCCAATCTTCTTCCAAGGCTATAATGCCTACGTTATCTACTGTCTCTCTAATTAACCAATGCTCTAACTCTCTCGTTACACTTGACTTACCAAGACCAGTTCCTCCTGTTAATGTAAGCAGCTCACCTTGTCGTAAGCCATATAGTTTATTGTTGAGTCCTTGCCATGGATAAGGGACACACTCTTTCTTTTCTCTCTGAAAGAATTGTTCTTTCTTTTCAGATACTCTTATGATACCTGAAGGAGTAAAGACTTGTGCATCCCACCATGCTCTAACGAATTGCTCAAACTTTTTCTGCTTGAGCATATCATTAGCATCCTTAAATCCATTTGGTAAAGTCATTATCTTAGCTTTACCAGGTTTAAGAATGGAGGCAACTTCTTTCGATGCTTTGACACCTGGAGTGTCGCCATCAAAACATATCACTATGTTCTCAAAACTTTCTACATATTCTAAGTTTTCTTTTATATCTCTTATTGCTGAGGCAGCTCCTCTCTTGATTGATACACATGCCCACTTAGAACCCATTAGTTCATAAGCAGACATGGCATCTACTTCCCCTTCAGTTATGGTTAGAAACTTTCCACCTTCTTTAAATAGATGCTGACCAAATAATCCTGTGCCTTGTATTTGGCCTTGGCATAAAAACTTTTTATCTCTTGTATATCTTATTTTATTTGCTGTCAGCTCATGCTTTATATAATAAGGATATATATGTTGAGCTATCTCGCCCTGACTATCATAGACTACTTTAACACCATACTTCTTTGCAGTCTCCGAACTAATACATCTATCTTTTAAAGATGCAAAAGATGCTCCGTGAACGTTTAACAAGGGAGCTGACTTTGGTTCTGGTGTATAAAATTCATCTGTGTTTTGCTCAAACTTTGGGAAGAATTTGTCGCAACTAAAACATTTAGCTGACCCATCTTCGTTTACTGACAATGCATCTGAACTTTTACATTCAGGACAAGGTAGATGGTATTTTTTAAATTTACTTTGTTCTTTCATAGGTTCTCCAAATTGGTGTTGAGACAAGAGATGGAGAACAAATATACACTACGATATAACTTACCCCAACACCGTGCTACTTTTATGGAGTAGCCAACCATATTACTTACTCGTCTTTTGTAGAGGCTTCTACTTTAGACTCAGGTGATGCACTACAAATGTCTTCCAAGTTCTTACGATGAACTACATTTGCTATTTGTAATGCTTCTCTTAGAATTTCAAGTGTAGATACTTTTCTTACTAAGACTTCTGCTTGAACTCTGCTATCTTTGTTCTTAATAGCATTTGTATCATGTTCAAGAGTTCCTTCGCTTGTTTCTATTTTAACAATCATTAGAACTCCTCGCCACCTTCTACTGAGCCAAGCTCATCACCATCACCACTTCTATACTGAACTAAATCAATGACTTGCATTGCTTGTAGGTCTAGCCCTTTGAAGTCGCCATACTTGTTGGAGGTTTCCCACTCAGCATATTGCACTTTGACTTCACTTCCATTCCCTACTACTTCGTCCATAGGAACTTTATCTTTATCAAAAAGTTTTGGGGCTGCTCTAGTTCTACCATCAGCTCCATTTACTTTTCTTTTGATAGTGATAGCTCTACCCACAGGCTCTTCGTTGATAGTTAGTTCTTTAACTTTATATCCACGTGCCTGAAAGTCATCAGCCGTCTTATCATCTACTACCAAGTCTACTGTATAGACTGGTTCAAACGTTGTGTTAGGGCTAGTTATTGAAGCCCAATAAGCTTTACCACTTACTACTGCCATATATATTCTCCTGTAAAATATTTGTGATTTATTATAAACATAATTATAAATTCAATGCAACCACTAAATCATTGAATTTATCTTCGTCTTCCTCGAAGACAGAAACTTTAAAAGTGTTTTGATGTGCTTTATCTGTCTGCACATACTCCACCATATAACTATTAAGGCCATGTTCTGTATTACAAAACTTTCTGTATTGCTCATACGTCATCTCTTTTGTGATGAACACAGCCTTGTCTTTGCTCATGTAAGTTTTCTCAAAAGACCGTATAAAGTCTTTAAGTTATACCATCTACAATCAAAATACATTGTGCCTGTATCACTATCAACTAGATAACAAGGCTCGTCATAAGCATTTGTGCTTTTGTAAATAACAAACTTACCTATTTGTCCTATCCATAATTTCATATTCCTTCTCCATTTAAAGGTTTAGAGTCTAATGGTACATCTTTCTCTCCATACAAAGCGAGAGACATATCTTCTTCGCTACACATAACTATCATGTCATCTGGACTAGGTAGCTCATCGTTGTTGTAAAGATGTATGAAGAACTCTACTGATATAGTTCTTACATCAGGCTCTTCTTCGCCCTTATATCTTTTACATACATATAATTGATTTACCATTCTAATATCCTTTTGTCATGTGGACGTAGCAATTATCTTCTTCGTCTTTCCAATAGTCTTCTGAAAGCAGCCGACCACATATACATCTTTCTTCACTACCATCATAGACTTCTATCTGTTCTTCCATGATTACTCCACTACAATTCTAAATGGTAGTCTACACTCTCTACCTTCAGGCTCTACTATCATGGCACTATCAAGTAAGTATCTTTCTAATGCTTCGTATAGTCTTCTTCCTGTGTTGCCTTTACTCTCAGTAAAGACCATGTTTTGTATCTCGCCTTCAATAACATCATAATTTAATACAACACTTGTTGTTGTAGAGAACTCTAGTCTACGTATATACCTATCCAGGTTTACACTTCTGTCTCTTTCAGGACATGCGAAGACAGGGGCAGGCTCTTGTATTAATGGCTCATTAGGGGGTAAACTCACCATTTCCTGCCCCTCTACTTCTTCCTCTATCAATTCTCCATCTTCAAATTGCTCTTCTTCAAAAATTACAAAGTCTTCTTCTGTAAATGGTTCGTCCATTGGCTCATCAAGATTAGCTGGCATTGGCATTAACTCTCCTGTAATAACACCATATCCACCTGTGGCTGATAGCTCTTCTATGTCGTCAGCCATCATCTCTTGGTTATCTACCAATTCATTAAGACTTTCAATAAGCTCAATGTTATTGTCGTCCATTTGCTCTTTCAAAGTATTAATACCATCACGATAGACAGCCATTAACATTAAAACTTTCTCTTGTTTATTAGTGGCCTCCATCACTTGTTGTTGCATCGTATTATACTTTGCATCTAGTTCATCTAATCTGTCGATTAAATATTTTCTATCTTGTTCTATTAGATTGAAAGATACTATCAATCCAAAAGACAACCCAACTAATAACAATACTGCTATTAGAGACATTACATATTGCTTTACAATACTCATTTTCTTCTCCTTCTTTTACGTTTCATTTCATCTACTATCATGCAGCTTTCCCATGCAAACCAACCTGCACCAATAAGCAACACAACACCAATGATATTATTCAACACTTCACTTTCCATCGTCAACCTTCTTAACTTGAAAGCCCCAACACCAATGAGTGTTGTCTAAACCAATAATACATTCTCTATTTCTTACGAAGTTCCAATGTAAAGTTTCTACATCGTCTCCGTATTTTGTTCCAGGTTCAACTACAGTAATGCTTTCAACCTTGGCTTTCTTATAGGGTTCATGTCCCCATGCTCCAGCCCACATTACTACATCGCCTACATACAAAAAGTTATTTTCTTTTTCTAATTCTTTCATGCTCCAGTTCTTTGCTTTTGCAAGTCTCTTACTGGTCGTTATTAATTTTTTCATCTGCCTTGTCCTCTATATCTTTTGTAGCTACGTTTCTTATGTTTATTCATAGTAGCCATTGCACACTTGATACGTCTGCCTCGTCCACCCACACCCTGTGATGTAGCTTTTCTCACATGGTCTATTGTAATTATTTGTTTAGCTTTTCTCATTCTACTAAATACCTAAAGTGAGCTGGCATCTTTTCTTTTTGATATTCGTCTGCCATCTTGTTTAAATCTGCACCTGACATACTATCTGCTGTCTTATGAACAAACCATTCAATGACAAGCTGTAAGATAGGATAGTCCTGTCCAGCATCTTCGTAGCCCTCAACGTATGACATCACATGCTCAAGCAAATCATCTTTCAAATCATCTCGCATGCCGTCTAGTCCTGGTATATGTCTGAGGCTTTCTTGCACCAGCTCAAGCCTGTCTTCTAAAAATCTTGTATGTCCTTCGTGGCTCATTCTAACTTCCCTCCTTCTGTATCATAAGCTGTTGTCTTGTCAGGCCATTTCCAATCTACATCGCAATCACGTGAAGAGTCAAACTCTTTTATCGTGCCGTCTTTCATATTTAGATATAGAGTGTCCCACTTCACAGAATAATCCTTGACATCTTCCCATTTAATATTTTCATCTTTAATATTAAACTCAACAGACTGTCTGTAATCTGCATAAACATTTTCTATTATTTTACTCATTAGTAGCATTCCTCCTCAGTCTGTTTTAACTGTTCTTTTGTCTTTGGATTATTCTTAACCCACTCAACAACTTCTGACAAATCGTTAGACATAAATAAGTTTTCACTTGCACCATATCCAAGCACAACATGAAATCTTGGAGGTAATACCTCGTCATCTTTAATACCATAAATATCTTTGGCATTCCGTCTTCGTTCTGCCTCGTCCCAACTATCAATCCATACATGGTAGCCGACTTGTTGATTAGAACTTGTCATCCAACTTGGAAGAGCATCATTATGATAGCTGACATCCTCCCAGCCTTTTGGTAGTTCTATATCTTCTAAATAATTATTTACGTAAGGATAACCACTCATATTATCACCTCGTATAAATGTAAACGTCCCATCTAACAGCATCAGCTAATGGACAAAACGTAAAAGTTCTATGGTTGTATCGTGGGTTCTTTCGTCCCCATCGACCTTGGCATTTGACATAGTGTTTGTGGATTGAATGCTTATTGACAAGCTTAACACTATTTCTGACTTCTTCTAGTCTGCTCATATCGTCATCACTTTGTGTGTCGACTGAGAAAACATAACTATCAGTTCTAAATTGTTTTTTCATATCGTTCTCCTAAAAAAGTCTTTGGCGAAACTATTAGCTACAATCGTTTCCTCTCATGTTAGGTGGGTACGTACTAGCTTCAAAGACTTCTCTTCCCACTATGACACCCTACTAAAACTAACATTTCGCCATAGACTATATAGATTATAAACATATAAAATTTAATAAGTAAATAGTCTTTAAAGATAAAATTATAAATAATTATAAAAAGATTATATTAAGTTATTAAAATTTATATAGTCTATGCCGTCTTTATAGACTTTATAGAGGACAAAAAAAACCCCCAATTAAGGGGGTTATCTTTGCTATGGTTTTTATAATTCTTTATACGTCTTTAATACTCCTTTATCGTTAGAAGCCATAAATTCTTCGCCAAAGGCATATACATAAACTTGGGCTTTTTCTTTCTCATTACATTTATTAATAAGATTATTTCTTAAAATATGTAATATTTGTTTTTCTGTAAGTTTCATGCTACCTCCTTAATATCCGTAGCCAACATAATGGTTATCTGCATTTAGTTTGACGAGTTTAATAGAACCATCTTTTATTTTTGACTTAGTTTCTTTAGTGTCTAAGCCTGTGAAATTGTTTCTGTGTCTGCTTGTCGTCCTTGAATAATTCCAAAAGTCTTTATCCATGACAAGCCCACCATCTACAAAACCTGCTATTAAAGTCCCATAGCTTTTAAAGTATGTTCCCTCTTCAGTAGTTATTACATACTGATTGGCAACTGCTCGCCCATTACTATTAATAATAGCCGAGACATTCAAAACGTTATTTAATTTTTTCATCGTCTTTTCTCCGTGTAGTTAATGAAGTCTTAAAGATAATAAAAAACCTGGAGCATGTCAACTTTTACTATACAACTAAAAGCAAATAAATTTGACTTAGTTTCTTTATAGTG